GAAGAATGACTCGAATGGTTGGAATATGCGGCTACTGCTCATTTGTTCAAGGTTATTGCGTGGAAAATATGCTATTGATAGCAGACCATCCGAGCCTTTCACACGACTTTTGTAAATCGTGTAAATCACACCATCCCGATTATGAACCGACGGATGAATGTGAAGACTTCAAACCAAGAAACCCCGATGTATACGAAGGGCAAACATGGTTTTGTCAAGGCTGTGGGTCGGGAACAGAATTTTTAGGTGATGCTGATTTACTCGATGAAAACGGAAGAGAGGTGAAGAACAATGACTGAAAAAACCTTAGAGTATATTCAAACCGTCAATTCGCTACGCGATGCCGACCGGCCTTATTGCCCTGAAACGATATGTGCAAACATTTGTTTCGATGTTTCCGGTTCGGCCTCAAGGTTGAAATTGATAACTTATATTGACCCTAAAAGTAAAATTGGGGTTGTCGATTGGCAATGCTATCAATGCGGTTATCAAGCACCGCTTCACCGGCATAATTGGCAAAGAGGTGATGAGTAATGTTCGGACAAGAAAATATTCATGTTATCACCGTGTTTAATACTTTTGGGGATATAGTATTCTCATCGGATGACCGCGAATCATTCATTGACTTTTGCGAGGATGTGCCGAAAGGCCACGATATAAAACGCGTCAAATACGAAACGACAAGAAATCCATATTCGGGCAAAGCGATTACAATAAGCCACTACACCATGCGACCAAAAGGAGGGCCACTATGACGGATTTAACTTTAACGATAATAGAAAACCTAATCATTGACAAAATCGGTGCGGAAGCCGCATCCGAGGGATTATTTTTGACCGACCGAAAGGTTTGGGTTTCGGATGTGAGCATAATATCTATGACTTGTCCGTATTGCTCAAAAACATTTGTCGGGCCTGATTACAATGTGTATCATTTACTCGCTACGCATGAATACGGCCACCGGCACGAAGAGGCTATGCTTGCCGCCGCCGCACTCGACGATGATGATGAAGAAGGAGGCTTGAGCGCATGAAAAAAAGGGCTACACAAAAATGGTGTGAGGTTTTCCTTAAGAAATTGAAATACCTTCACGAACCGGTTACTTTCAACCAATTGAAAAACCTTGTTTGGGATGACCCTGAAGCGCGCCCTCTAAGCAACGGTGCAATATCGCGTCGTGCCAAAATGACAACCATGCCCGTTACCGGTAGCGTGTGGGGGGCTTTCTGTAAAAGGTATGACAACATTAGTATTACCCGTAAAGTATGTGAAAATGACAGGTATTTTGACACTCAAACATCTTTAACTCAAAGACCTTCAAAAATAAACCATTACCAATGGATTATTGAGGTGATAGAATAATATTCGATGACTACTTATTAGTCGCCTATTAGTCGAACCGGCAGACTTATATAGTAGTAGTAGTATGGTTATATAGAGGCGGAGAGAGACGACAACCCCACGAACAATGGCAACACATGACTCAAACCAAATCAAAAAAAAACAATGAAAAAATAAAAAAATGGAGGACAAAAATATGTTAAGCGCACACATGATAACAGGACAGAAAGCGGTTGGTAACAACACGCGAGAGGTATTGCAGAATGCCGGAATGGATTTTGAGGTGGCAAGGGAACCCTTGTTCACTTCGACGGGCCGTGAAATACGGTCGAAGTTTCAAAGAATATATCGAAAGGACAGCGACCACACGCTCGGCGTAGTGGGTCGCACATACAAACCGATGCAAAATGAAGAGTTATTGGGTATTGCCCAAAACCTCATTGACACTGATGATATTGCTTGGGATAGAACCGGCATGATTGACGGCGGCTCAAAGTTATGGGCTTCGTTCACTTTGCCCGACTCTTTCCGCATCGACGGATGGGATGACATCGACCAACACATCTACCTTGTCAATTCGCATGACGGTTCGGGTGGCGTGAAGTGCATACCCGTCAATGTTCGGCTTGGTTGTTCAAACCAATTCGCCTTTGCCATGTCTCAAATCAAAGCCGCCGGTATCAACCCGCGTGATTTGACAATTCGCCACTCATCCAAAATGGGCGACCGTGTGGGTGATTTCAGGAAAGCGATAAAATTGGTTGATACTCTCAACCAAAACTTTGCCGATACTGCCGCCGAATTGATTTCTGTTGAAATGACGGATGTTGAACGCGTGGACTACTACATTGATGCTCTCGGACTCAAACATGATGTGAAGAACATATCCAAGGACAATACCACCGGTTTGACAACGCGTGGGAACAACACCTTGAACCACCTCATCGAACTCGAAAAGTCTTCGACAAACAACACCGCCGCTATGCGAGACAGTGCATGGCAAGCGTTCAATGTTGTAACTGAATACATCGACCACGCATGGGTTCACAACTCCGCCGGAACAATCAACGCCAAGCGCGCCGAATCCGCTATCATCGGAACCGGTTCTCGACTCAAGGCTAAAGCATGGGATTCAGTGGTGGCCCGTATCGTAGCATGAGGCTATACACACACGCAGTCAAAAGTGAATGACGGCCTCCCTCTAAGGATGCCCGACGCAAATTGACAAAGTGGAGGTTATTATTATGACAAAAGAAAATATAGTATTCAAAGCGAAAGGTTCCGAGATTCTTCGGTTCTGTGCAATGGCCGATGTCGTTGTTGAAGACATACTCATTGAGATGGGTAAAGACGGCATGACTTTTCGCGCAGTAGACCCGTCGCATGTCGCCATGATTGAGGTTGATTTAGGCCGTATCACCGGCCATCACAAGACAACCAAATTCGGCATACAGGTTCGCGACCTGAAGGAATCCGCCGAAAAAAGTGAAGACATCTCTATCCAATGGTCGAAAGACGGGAAAGACATTATCATCAAGGCCGACAAGTGGGAAACCAAATTGAAGCCATTGCGTGAAGACTCTCTCTATCCGCCGAGTCTACCGGATGTAAACCCGTTACACACTAAGACCGTTCACACATCAACAATTGATTTCAAATTGGGATGCGACCGCCTAAGTAAAATGGGCGACCTATGCACTTTCACCCTTGACAGAACTTTAACGGGAAATGTAACCTCTAATGTCCGTAGCCGACGGTTTGACTTTTCTAATTCCCTGAACAAGAGAAGTCATCCGACAAATCTCAAGAAGAAAACATCGGCTCAATACAGCCTCACATACCTATCGAACCTCGCTAAAAAATTGAAGGTCGGAAAGGATGCGACAATGCTCTCTTGGACTGTAAAAGAAGACAATTACCCACTTACTATTAGAGGTAAAGAAGGCCGAATGACTTGGACTTATTTCTTAGCCCCACGAATCGAATGAGGTGTTACATATGAAGTTAAAGAAACAACCTATTGAGTATGTGTTTTACTATACCCTCAAAACTAAAGACGGGTTTCAACATCCGCTTTGGTATGCAGGTTTCGGTTCACCTTGGAGATTGAGCGAGAACATCATAGACGCTCTCAAATCCAAACCCGATACAGTCAATGAAGTAATAACCCTGAAGGCTCTCGAAAAACATACGAAGACTGAATGGTTTGTTATTCCGGTAAAAGAAACATACGGAGACAGAACAAATTCATGCGTCGTTTGTGGTTTCGCTTGGACTAATGCCGAAAGAGACTATGTTTTACTTGACCGATACAGCGAAAGTATGCCGAGAGAAGGTCTACACCTCGCGTCGGTGTTGAACAAACACTTCGACGGTTACATTGATTATGAGGCGACAAAAAAACAAATCCTGAGAGCATCACATTGCGAGACACACGGACAAGTCTGTGGGTCATGTCGCAAACCAAAGGGTAGGTGCAAAAATTGCCGACCGATTGTTCGGAGGAAAAATTAGACGCCAATTAGTCGCACCGGCACGCTTATATACTTGAAAGAAGTAGTTAATTTGTAAGCGGAAGCGACAACAGGAGGAATTAAACATGAACATATTTTATCTCGATGAAGACCCACACCTCGCCGCCACTATGGTATGCGATTCTCACGCAAGCAAAATGTGTGTAGAATCCGTTCAAATGCTTGTGAGCGCATTACTCATCAACGGTGCGAACCCTGATGACATGCCCTTAACGAAGTCTACCGAACAACCGCACAAGGGAGGTTACAAACACCACCCGTCTACGCGCTGGACTGCTACATCCCTGCCTAATTGGATATGGTTATTCAATCATGCTCACGGTCTATGCGACCAATTTCACGCTCGATTCGGCGGCGAACACTTCGCCCGACGACAACTCGACCATCTAATGAAAATTGCTTGGTCGGAGTATCTACCTATTCTCAAGCGAACACCTATCGCTCGCGCATTCAATCAATCCAAAGGACTCAACCTTGACCTTCTCGATTATGTAAAATACACTGATGTAGAAGCATACAGACAATTTTACATTAGAGACAAAAGTAATATCGCTAAGTGGGAAAAAGGTGTAGCCGCACCCGATTGGTGGGTTGAAGCAATGGAGGTGACAGCATGACCCTAAGAAAAAAGGTGGCTTTCAAATCCGATGATTTTTCTCCGAAAGGGTCAAAGGGATTTATCAACCACCCTTCACCCGTCTTTGATAAGATGTGGTCTATGAAAAACATAAGATTACTCAAGACGGTTAAGCGAGAGCGTTTGTTCAACGGCAAAAAATACAAAGCCGACGATGTGTATTCAAGTGTAGAAACTGCTAATTATTATGCGAGAGCATACCGCTACGAAGGTCGCAAGGCTCGCGTGATACCAACGAAATGTCAAGGTCAAGTGAAAACTACCCACTTTATCGTTTATGTGGAGGTGTGGGGATGACTACTTGGATGATGAATAACGCTAAGTGGCGAGCCGAAAGAAACAACGGTATCACCGCTCTCTCTCTATTCGATGGCATGTCCGGTGCGAGGGTCGCCCTAAAGAAAGCAGGTATTCCCGTAAAAGTATATTACTCTTCGGAGATTGACAAGTATGCTTTACAGATAGCCAATAAAAATTATCCTGAAGATGAGCGTTACCGTTTAGGAGACATCACCAAAACACATTTCCAAGAATATGCGAACTCCGAATGGCCTATTGACCTTCTCATTGGAGGGTCGCCATGTCAAGACCTATCATCATCGAATGTGTGGACTGAACAGCGTGGGCTTGAAGGTAAGAAGTCAAGTCTCTTTTGGGAGTATGTTCGGGTTCTTAAGGAAGTTAAACCGAAATATTTTTTGTTAGAAAATGTTGGCTCTTGTCGTAAAGAGGATAGAGAAATCATATCGCGTGAACTCGGAGTCGAACCCATCCGTCTCAACAGTAAGTTATTTTTACCCCAAAACAGAAACCGTTTGTATTGGACTAATATACCATTTAGTGTTCCGGTAAAAGCAAAGCACGACTTAACCATGCAAGACTTGTTGGAGGTAGATGTTGAAGGCAAATACCACCTCTCGGAAAAAATGCGTGATTGTGTCATGCGACCGGCAAAGAAAGGTTGGGTGTCCGGCAAAATGGAAACAGACTTACCTATCGCTCGACCACTTACGGCGACGATGGCAAAGATGCACAGGGCCGATACCGATAACTATATTACTACCAACAATACACCTCAAAACAAGACGAGCCTCCGTAGACTGACCCCGATTGAGTGCGAAAGACTACAAGGTTTTGAAGACAATTATACTCAAGGTGTGAGCGACACGCAACGATACAGGATGCTCGGAAACGGGTTCACCACTGATGCTATCGCACACATCCTGAAAGGAATTAGGAGGAAAATAATATGATGAAAAAAGGAGAAAGTAAAAGATTACAATGTAACTGCGAATATGACTGTTGGACTGTTCACCTCATGGGTGGCAAACCACACATCTTAAAATTGTCTTGTATTCAGTGTGGAACAGTTTTGAAATTCAAAACAGCAAGCAAAGATAGGGGTGTTTGAAATGCCACGAAGCACAGGCCCAAAACGCCGTAGAAACATTGCTCTCAAACGCCGCATGGTGTTAATCCTAAAACAGAACGAGGGTCGTCTTGTTTCGGCAAGTGAAATGATTGGACTTCTCATTGACAGTGGGTTGAGCCAACGATACCTGAAGAACGCAGTCGGTATTGGTTTAATCCTAAAAGCAACTGCCGGAGTATCAAGAAGTCAAACACACTTCAAAGACTGCGGGGGGCAAACATATTCAAGTTACGGGTATACTCTTGAGGATGAGACGGCCTTTGAAAATTGGCTCGAATCCAAAGGTTGTTGAAGAATGCGTATTGGTTCGTGGCTTTTTACGAGAACAGAAGATTTGTTTGTTGAAAACTATTTCCCTTATAGTAAAAAGGGTAGAAACCGAATCTTCCAACCATACATCTATTTGTCCGGCCCGTCGGGTCGGATTAAATTACACGGTAAGCGCGCTCTATGGTCGCTTCTTGACGCTATGTTCCCTAATGACCCTCTACCCCGAAAGATGCTCAATGAAGACCTTAAAGACCCCTTTATCGGCAAGGATTTGCTCAACGGTCTGTTGTCCGACCCCGACTCTTGGCCTCATCTCCGTTTGCATGTGCGAACCGGAGATTGGGTAGACGAAAGAGGTAAACCAAACGAAGGAACATTTGTCATGTCGGCAAGCGCATCATCATCCGACTTCGACGCAACTCCATCACTTCTCATGCTTGAGAAGGAATACCCTGAATCTTACATCATGCCCTTTACCCTTAATACTAAAACACGACTAATTACTATTCCCGCATTAGTAATACCATGCGTGAATGATTTACAAATGAGAGTAGTTTTGACTGATACCGTAAATGGAAAACACCTTATCTTTTCCGTAATAGAAAAAAATGGTTCCGCTTTCCGACCCCAACGCTTAGATTATTTACCGCTTTCCGACACCATTTCTATGCTGTCGAATATCGGGGATAGAATGAAGAAGTTAGATTTTATTTCAACCATGAATTACATTTGGCCTAAAAATAACCCACTTGATGCCGGAATGCGCTATTATGAGCGTGATGATTTAGAATATCGAAGGTTTGTTTCATCTCCTTCGTTTAATTCTTTCAATTCTTGAAATGTTTCTAAAAAGAATAAATTGCTCGCAGTAGTGTATTTTTATTTATTCTTTTATTGTTTCATAGAGGGTGAACGGCTCAACCCTGTATTCTATTACTATACTAATAACTACTTTTCTTAAACATCTATGAAACAATAAAATAATTAACGGTATAGAGTCGCAGTCTACCGTTTTATTATTTCTGGGACATCGTAAATTAGAGAAAGAATGGTGTTATATAGTATGTTTTACTATCTCTTAGTATGGCAAAAGGCAACCAACGAACCAAAGCGAGACTCACTGAAAGAATACGCGCTATACTTTTCGATGGGCCTATGCGTAGCGACGACATCCACTCAATCTTACATCGTGAATACGGACATGAGAAATGGAGTGGTCTTGGTTCGGTCGCCACCATGTCTCAAACCATGAGGCAATCAGGAATGTTCCGTCGCAATCATTGGGTAGACACACAAGGTAATGCACACAACGGTAAAATGAGCGTAAGCGAATTGAGAAAGGTCGGTGTGGTGGTGAATGTTCATTCTGTTTGGGAAAACAAATCAATGGATGAAATCATCGAACCTTTCCTCACTAAGACCCACACACGCCGTCTCATAGGGAGAATGCCCGCAAGTGTCCGAGAGGCATACAACTTAGCAAAGGGTGATGAACAATGAGTTACGGTATGGAATCATTCAATTCTCTCGACATCATTTGGAGAGAAAGGCAATCTACTTTTAACCCAAAAATATGTTATATTTATGTTCAAGGTGAGTTCGGATTCTTACCATACATTTGTGCGACCGGTTTAGCAGGTAATCTAAAACCGCATGTTGAAATCCTATCGGCAAATATGTGTGTAGAACCTTTCAACCGCTTGCCGAACCCCGTTCCCCCTTCTTGGAATATAACTCAAATCGAAAGGGGTATTGCTCTTTTGAGTATCAATCACCATTTCCCTATGACAATGATGCCCGACACCAACCCCGATGTTTGGTCGAAGTGTTACGATACCATGCGTGATGTCCTGAAATTCCTTGAGGCTCAAGGTTGTAATCAAATTGTATTTGTTACATCTATGACAATGACCGAAGCCGATGAAGTCTCCGATTTGTATGTCTATGACATCAAAAACAATATCCAACCGGAGTCTCCGCTAATGCTTGCTCTACCTGCTTGGGCCATGCCTTACCTTTGGGATGGCATGGGTAAAGCCGCATCCGTTATCGCTATCGCCCAAGACGAAGGACAATTCATTGACATGGAGGCTTACGCATTATTACGGGAATACTTAATTGCAGTCGGACTTAGTTATGACGACACTCACGCTGAACGCACGATGAAAATGGTAAAAATGGTTCAGGGTTCTTTAGAATCAATCGGCTCATCCTTTGAAGACTTTGGCGGAGATGATTTGAGATGAATAACATAATTGACCGAGTAGTAAAATTTGCTCAAAACAATTACTATGTCGATGTCGAAGACAAAATACCTATTTTCATTTGTTCAATCGGCGCACATATTTTTAACGCTATCAACAAGTGTTCACGGTGCGACTTCGACCCTGCCACTAATGCCCACTTTAACATACCCAACTGCCCGTTGCGACACAACTTTGCACCCATCTACACCCCGATGTCTCAACTCGCTGATACACGCCTTCACATCCTCATGCGGGGAGAGAAAGGTTCCGGTAAAAGTATTCTCATAAATCTATTCTTGGCCGAAGGGACAGGTCTTCTGTATTCCTCAAGTGCCATGAACGACGGTATAGGGTTCCGCACCATGCTTGGCCCCAACTCCATTACAGAAGCCGGTATGTTCGGGTCTGTTGATGAAGAAGGCGACATCATGGGCCGACCGCTTGCGAGAGAGATGTGTGGCGGATTCTTGGGTTTTGAAGAATCGTCATCCTTGACCGATGCAAACAAAAAAGACCACAGCGTAGATATGAAAAACCAATTGCTCACATCCCTCGACAACGGGAGAGTGAACAAAGCCATGCGTAGTGGTTGGGTTACTTACAATACTCGTTATACTATGTGGGGTGGCACTCAACCTGCTCGCCTCGAAATGGAATCAGGTCTTGACCGAAGGCTGTTCATCATCGACATAGAAATGTCGCCGGAAAAAGAAGCCGCATACAAAATCGCACAACACAAGCAAAGCAACATGACAAGAGAACAACGGGCCGAACTCGCCGGAGAGTCTATCGCTATCCGCAATTGGATTAACACCCGTATGCTCGACGCTATGTTTGACCCGCCTTCTGGAGTTATCTTTGCCGAATCGTTGGGTGATTGGCTCAACCGACCGGACATCCGTTCTTACGAAGCCGACATCTTCCGCCGTCTCGCCATCGGGTATTCGATGATGAACAAAGAATGGGTTGGTAACAAACCTCTTACAATCGAACTCGACAAAAAATTACTCGGTCTTCTTGAGTCGGCTCTCATCATGCGTCGGTCTGTTATGGATGTTGAGGTTCGACTTATCAAAGACACTTATTGGATGCAAGACATTACCAAGTCTACCCTGCTAAAAGAAATTAGCCGAATAATAACTAATGGTGATTATACCTCCGCAAAGCGGTGGATAGGCGAAAACCTTGAAGGGCAAATGTGGTATTCGGAATATGTGCCGAAGAGTAAGGGTCGGGGCCGTCGTGGTGTGATGTGTCGCATCGGGCCATTGACTGACCCTGAACAGGTCAAACAGAAGTGGGGTGCAAACAATGACTGATAATCACACTTGGTTACAGAACAAGTCTTGGAATGTCAAAGATGAATACTATACCCCTAAAATCTTAGTGGATGCTATCATGCCGCACCTCCCCCACCCCTTCACCACCTCCACCGTCCCCGCCACACGCAAAATCGTTTGGTGTCCTTTCGATACCGAGAATAGCGAGTTCGTTATTGGGTTGAGGGAGAAAGGTTACGATGTTATCCACAGCCACATTTGGGAGGGGAAAGACTTCTTTCATTATGAGCCGGAACAACACTACGACATGATTATATCGAACCCTCCTTTTACCCTAAAACTAAAAGTGTTTGAACGATTGTTCAATTTGGGAAAGCCGTTCCTCATGTTGATGGGGTTGCCGATTCTAAATTATCAGGTTGTCGGAGAATACTTTCACAAGAAACAGAATGAAGGTAAGAAGTTACAATTGTTAATCGTAGACAAGAAGGTTTCTTTTAACGGTGATACTTCTTCTTTCAACAACTCTTACTTTGGTTGGAACATACTTCAAGAAGACATTATCTTCGCTCACTTGGAACATAACAATAGTGGTGAAAATTATGTCGGTAGTAGAATGGGCGACAGTGAATCGTTGCCGGAGATAGAAAAGAAAAAGGTGGAGTGGTTTTAATGAGAACAAAGAATGAGATTGAACAACGGCTCGCATCCGAGCATAACGCATTGACGATTGAAACCCTTCGTTGGGTTCTCAACAATCCCGACTGCCCCATGTGTGGAATCGGAACAAGAAAGGAATTAGAAGTCGGTGTTCATTCAGGTGATGTAACCACATTATATTTAGAGGAAAAGTATTCTTGGCCGGTTGGCACAGTGATGACTCACATGGATGAGCATGTAGACTACGACCCCGAAGAAGCGAGACACATGGAAAGAATGCGAGGGGAGAGCATAGACACGCTCGACAGCGCACAGGATATTGTCTCCCGTCTTTTGGGGTGGCTCGATGAATTGGAGGCTATCAAAGACTCAACCGGAGGTATAACTTCGGAGTGGGTTGCCGACGCTTCTAAATTGGTTGCTCAAGCAAACACCTCTCTTCGACTTGTCGGACAACTCAAAAAGGAAATTGGCGTGGACTCGCAATTACTTTTAGCGCAAAAACAAATGGATGGGGTTATGGGTATTCTGGTGAACAGTCTACGCGATTCACCGCATCTTTTGGATGACATAGAATTTAGAATCGCTTCTCTCAAACCCCCGACAAATGTTATTGAATATACGGATGTGTGATTATGGCAAAAACATGGAGAAATAAACCACGCAACTCGCTCTACGCTCGGCGCATTCAACGGGTAGAGTTTCCTCGATTGATTGAAGCCATGAAAGATGACATGCTCGACTGCCAAATCCAAGACACCGGCTTGGTGTGGTCTATCAAAGGTTATCGTATCGCATCCTCCGAAGTGGCTCGCAATTGGGGTATCACTTATGCACAAATGAAAAGGTTTCAGGATTACATCTATGAGAAAGACCCTTGGTATGCGGAGTATCGGTGAGTATTATGGGAATAGTAATACTTACTGCCGATGATTCGGCTTACCGTTTGGGTAGAGTGATTGAATCGCGAGGTTTGAAACATCCTCCGACCGCACCCGATACTACATACCTTGTTCACCAAAGTAAAATAACCGAAAAAGAAATCACTCATTGGATTGGGCTTGTCCCGTATCGTTTGGTATTTGTCATCAAGAAATTACCGAGACTTAGTAAGCAAACTAAGGAGGCTATCATCATTGACAAGAGCCTCGCTGAATCTAAAAACCCATACAAGAAGGGTATTGATGCCCTGTTTAGGTGGGGCGACCGTCGAAGAGTTCACAATTTGTTCGTGGGAACGCCTGTCCCTTTAGCATTGGCGTTTGTAAGACAAAACAACAAAGACATCAGGTTGTGGCGTATGCTTGCCGATGTCTCATTCACGCTACCGACTGAATATGCCGAAGCGGTTTTGGTCTACGGAATCAAACCGTCGAACAAATCAGTGGCTTGGCCGAAGAAGTCAAAGAAGGATGATGAAGCACCTCCACAATTTAGGCAGTCCGATAAGTATTGGCGTAAAATTATTGACATCGAACCAAAGGTGAGAAATCAAATCCGAACACAGACACCGGACAAAGCACCAACCACCATGAAAAAACGGAGGGAGAAAACCCATGAATGGTTTTGAATTTTCTTTTGGTGTTTTTACCTTAATTCTAATTGGTTATGTTGGTAACAAAATCGAAGAGGCCAAAAAGAAAAGGATGCTTTTTCGGGCGGCTTACCCCACAATCCCTTATCACTTACAAGGCCAACCGGCGCGAGGCGGTGCGACACACAATTTTACTGTAAATCAAGACGAAGCCCAAGAAGAAAAGGCTTACGAGTTTCAGGAACATTTCTTTGATTGGGTAGACAACTCCGACTTCTTGACTTTCAACGATGACTTTTAACTTTAACGGCAACTTTATTAAGCGACCAAAGAAACAATTATACAATGAGTGCTACGAACCGCCGAGTCCGACGCGCCATACTTGAGATACTCTGGGATGAAGGCCCGCTAACAAAAGAAGAGGTGGCCGTTGAATTAGCAAAGCGAAAGGGCGTTGGTCGTGTGCCAAGCCCACACAGTCTTTCCGCTTTGTTGTGTAAATCTAATTCAGTAATTAGTGTCGGAAAGAAGACGGTGCAAAATATAATTGGGGTAAAAGCAAAACACTTACTGTATGATATTGACCGTGAAATAGTTCTCAAAGTCTCGGAGATAGAATACATCCGAGAGCCGTCTACTATGACCCCTAAAGAAAGGGAGAAAGCCGCAAAGTGCAAGTCCTGTTCCCGAACAAGAATCTTTCCTGAAAATGAGAATGAGTGTATTTCTTGTTTACGCACCCCGAACCCATAGTCGTATTAGTCGTCTATTAGTCGTATAGGCAGGTTTATATAGTATGAGATGTATGTATATATGTAAGGGGAACCGAATGAGAGCCGAAAGCATACCGCATGTAGAATACGAGATATTGAACGAAGTCATTAGCAACATTGACATTGCCGATGTTCAAGACGCTATGGTAACTGATGCAGTTACCGCTAAGCGATTCAAGACCGGTGCTAAGAATGTTGCCAAGTTAATTCGCAACTTGATGTCTCGACGCACTCATCGTCTACCTGACAAACACAAGGATTACAAACAAAAGGAGGAATGAAAAATGGTAAATATAAAATGCTTAAAGGACTACGCCGATTACATGGGGGTAGATATTGACGACGAAGAAGCGGTAAACGCATTACAATCTAACTACGATGATTGGCGGTATGAGGCTCTAAGGGTCGCTTACTACCCAAACGAAACAACGGTTTGGGTTGAGAATACAGAACGCGAGGGTCTTGTGGATGACGGCAACGGGTATTTTTCATGCCCCGCTATGCTCAAGAAGACTGTTTCAGGTATTTGGAAATGGCAAGACACTATCGAAACCGGTGGGTATTGGGAACTCTACGACATAGAGCGAGACTTTCACCGTTTCTTTTCTCGGTGTTCTTGTAACGACGCACAGATGGTTTGGTATAGGACTGACGGACAATGCGGATTTTGTTTCAATGGAGGGGTTTGAATGTTCAAGAGAAGCCCATACAAAGTCGGACAAACGGTTCGCGTTAATGACATCAAGCCGAAAATGAACGGTCGTGCCAAAATGATACCTTCAGGAACCGGAGGTTTTGTCGTAAAAGAAGTTCACCCGCAACTTAATCAAAACAACGGTGGTTATCTCATCGTTGCCGAGAGCAACCGCAATATCGAAGGTGGTAAGGTTCACCTCTCATGGCATGTCATGTGGCCGCACTTCAACGGTCGCAAATCACCGACCGAATATCATTCGGCTTTCCGAATCATCGTTGAGGGTCGCACACCGACCCCCAAAGCCAACGCTTATATACCTCGCCAAACAACAGCAAATAGTGAAGACAAAACCAACACTATTATCGCTAAGTCTGTTCCCGCAGGTTCAAGACCGAAGCGACTTGTTTTGGCAGACTTTTTGGAGGAATGAAAAATGGTAACAGTGAAAATAAGAATAGATTTAGAATTGGATATTGAAGTAGAAACAGACGAATTGATGGATGCGACCCTTCGGGATATTATCGCTCAACATATCAAGGACTATTACATGGATGACATTGCAGACAACGCACAGGTGATTGGATGAGCGACGAGATGGTAAGTGCATTAACAAACATCATCGGCTTATTGGCCGAATGTGATGAAACCTTAGATGATGTCGTTATCGTGAACCGTGATGGTGTCATTGAAGCCCTTCGTGGTATCATTCAGGATGAATGGATGCGAACAGGTGTTTTGGCGGTGGTTGAATGATTACTCTTCACGATTTACTACCTCTTGTCGAAGCCCTTCGTGGTCTACAATTAGACCAAGTGCAAAGTGTCGCTGACCGCGATACCGACGAGGATAATTACAATTACTCTCACCTTATTACTATTAGGAGAACACTTGCTCGCTACAATGAAGCGTATGCCCCTTACCTCAACTTTGATGAAGACATTGCTTTCATCAAAGAATTGTTAGAGGAATATGCAAACGAGGTGATGAACGGATGAACGCAAACGAATTGTTCAAGGGTCTACGAAGAATTAAGAGTAGAGTAAATTACTCGGACTTCATCAAGCACTTCTATGGCGACGACCGGTGCGGCGAAACATACCGCATGGCCCAATGGACTATGTTCAGGGATAACCTTGTGTCGTTTTGGTGTTACTCCGACAACACTCGCCAAGCACTTGTTGAGTCTTTGGTTGAGCGACATGCCGCAAAGGAAAAACAAGCCGAAGAACTCTCCGCAGTCATTGACGAGGTGGGCGTTTGATTGCTAAGTGGCTTGTTAAGCGTTTGTTGCGAAAGCAGGGTTGGGCTGTATGTCATACATGCGACGATTCTATTGTTCACATCAACAGCGATAACGGGCTATGCGCCCCATGCGAACAGGAGTTCTACAAAGAACAACAGCGACAATATCATCTTAATCAGGAGGCTTACCAATGAACTTCAAATGTTTGAAACCGTTGATTCATTCCCCTCAATTTGAAGGTAAGAAACACTGTAAGACATGCTACACTGAACATATCATTAAGGAAATAACAGGTGAGGAAGAATGACCGTAAAATTAACTTGTTGTCTTTGCGGTAAGGATGCCGGAAAATACGGGCATAATGCTCAACCTTTGGCTCAGGGCCGATGTTGCGATTCATGCAACACAGCCGTTATCTACGAGCGACTTACTCAAGCCATGAAAAAGGATGGTTCGCTATGAAGTGTGCTTGTGGTGCTTGGCATTGTGATACTATCGGAGTTGCATACTCCTTTGAATGTATCTTTTGTATTGAGAGAGGTATGTGTTTTCTTTTAAGTGAGGTGGGGCAATGAGCGTTTGGGCTACTAAACACCGACCGAGGACTCTACAAGATGTCGTCGGACAGGATGAAATCGTTAATGAATTAAAGGCAATAGTAAGTGGTAAAGCACCTATGCAACATTACATATTTCATTCTCCCGAAGCCGGAACAGGAAAGACTTCTGTTGCGAATGCTATGGCAACCGAAATGCGTTGGCAACTCATCATGTTCAATGCGTCTTCTAAGAAAGAGCGAGGTATTGACTTCATCGAAGAAGTTATTATTCCCTTAACAAGAAGTGGTATCAAGGAACGGATATTCTTTTTGGATGAAGCCGACCAACTTACTGATGCGGCGCAGTCGGCACTGAAAGGTGTGATAGAAAACGCCAACGGTATTTTCATCCTGACATGCAACAACTTGACAAAGGTTTCACGGTGGCTTCAATCTCGATGCCAAGTCCGAACCTTCAAACCGATTCCGCATGATGCAATGGTCGGTAGACTGCGAGCGATTGTTACGATGGAGGGAATGCGTAGCCACCTAAGCGGAGGCTTGGAGACACTTGATATTATCGCAAAAGCACATGCCGGTGATTTGAGAAATGCTATCGGTGCAACTCAAGCGTATGTTCACATGATTGTTCCCGACCAAGAGAAATTCTTGGATTCTTTAATCACACCAGAATTGAATTACAAATTACTTTTACGCCTATGTTTCCTTGAGAACGGATTCGATGAGGCATTGAAAATGTTCGTCGGAGAAGTCCGCGAACAAGTGCGTGAGACTTTCCGATACGCCGTCAATAGCGGTGCTAATGCGGAGTCTAAAATGCAGGTTATCGAAGCCGCAGTAGTGGCCGAGAGAGATATACTCAACGGAGTAGACGCTGAAATAGTGCGCCATAACTTCATTAGAATGTTGGTCGGAGGGAGCCAATAACAACCTTTTAATACCCCCCAATGAAAACGAATAGATACAGGAAGTGAACCAAATGGTAGCATACGAACAGATGATAGAAAAAGTGGCCGGACAGATTAAAACAACCGTAGAAGCATTATCGGCAAAGGCCGATTTGCTTTTGGCACAAGAAGGTGCAGGTTGGGAAGCCGCCGGTAAGAATGAAGAACAGCGAAAGGTTTTGGCTCTACGAGTAGCGGCCCGACAAATCTCAAGCGAAAAGGCAAAACTGACCCGTAGTGGTGCTACTCTCTTTGAGGGTATGTTCGCATCCGTTCCCCGTGAAAAGGATTGGGCGAAGATGGCTTACAACAAGATGAAGAACACTCTCGCAACTATGGATGAATCAGGTCGTTTGGCCCTTGTTGAACAAGGTGCTATTGTTCTTTACGAGAACAACCACGACGGCACTTACACTCGACACTCCAACCCTTCTTTAATGGCAAAACAAACTTTTGAAGAAGGCTCAACCTCCGCCGACATTACTTCTCTCCCACCTCGACAAATGGACTTGGATGCAAACACATCCTTCTCTTTGATTTGGGATAAAAATAACATGACCTTTGCTAATGGTAATGCCAACTTCAAATACGGCTCAAACAGACCGCTTGAAGAACTCGACCGAACATGCTTGTTCTTGGGTCGAAAGCAAGGAACAAACGATGACCCTGAAATGATTGAAGTTCGCCTCTCCGGTGAACAGGCTAAAATCCAATTCCCGACATTTGTTTGCGGAACCATCGGTTTGAAACCTGCGGCTAAAGCAGGTCTTTGTTACGGCTCTAAGGCTACTGCCTTTACTGCCGATGACTCGGTGATGGATATTTTCTCCGCCCCGCCTCTCATGCTTGACGACGACGGCTCTCCGGTCGGACTTGTCGCTGATTGGCTCGGTAACAACCTGAAACCTTCTATCGAATCGTGTGGTAAAGCATACGCCGAACTCGACCAAAAGGCAAAGTGGAACACTCTCTTCGGAACTATTGTCGAAGTCGTTCACATTGACCCACGCGAAAACGGTGGCTTCATCGTTTCTCTTGGCGACACTGACATTATGAGCGAGGCCGAAGTAGTCTCTCTCTATGTCCCTGCCGACCAAGAAGGTGAAGTGGACTTCGGAGTTGGTTCGGAACTACTCATCGTTGGCTCTCCTTGGATTACCCGTGAAGAAGAACTTCGATTCATGGTGAACTCATGGTGGTGTGTCAATCGAATCGCACCTATGGCCGACACTGAAACAGTAGACGGCGACGGTTGGGATTGAAACAAACATAACTTCAGGGGGAAAAGTAAATGTCAAATGTTATCAAAGAAGGAACTAAAGATGCTATGTATGCGGCGGTAGATGCTATCTCCGACGCTATCAGTGGCACTCTTGGCCCATGCGCTAAGACTGTTGTTGTTTCAGGAGACGGCACTCGCCCTCCGAGAATACTCAACGACGGTGTTTCTATCGTGAATGCTGTGCGTTCCGATGACCCCGCAACCCAAACGGCAATATCTCTTTTCCGCCAAATCAGTAACGAAGCGCAACAAGCATCCGGCGACGGCACTACGACCGCTACCGTTCTCGCTCGCGCTATGGTTGATTACTCCAAGACACATTATGATAGTTTAGACATAAAAGGAATACAGGCCGACTTAGATGTTATCCTTCACCACATAGAGAACTCTTCGGAGGAACTCGACATTGACAACGAAGACGACGAATCTCGCATACAAGCGGTCGCTACCATAGCGGCCAACAACGATGAATACTTAGGTGAATTGATTAGCGATATGTTCATCAATACCGGTGTAGATTGTATGGTGAATTTGAAAGTCGGTAGTGAAGACTGTTCCTCATGGAGTAGAGAATCAGGGTTCAATATACCTGCCGGTTTCGCCTCTCCTATGTTCGCAAACACACCGAAGAAAGAATGTGTGTTTGACGACCCTCTTATCATCCTCGCTGACGAAGTGATTGAAGACTTCGACAAATTGACACCTGCTCTTGAAGTGGCTATCGAAAACAGTAGACCAATTGTTTTCATGGTGAACGACATTAAAGGAATTGCGTTGTCGAATCTAATTGCTAATACATTAGGGGGAATAGTAAATGCTTGTGCTATCCGAATGCCGAAAGGTGGTTACGATAGTGCGGCTTGGTTCAAAGATACCCAAGTGTTCTCCGGTTCGGGAACTCTCTTTATCGGGTTCGGTGAAGATGACCCATTGGGTATTCAAAATGCTAAGGCAGGTTCAGGACACTTCGGAACTTGTGATAGAATTATCGTAAAAGAAAAGACTACGCATTTGATTCTCTCTCAAGAAAGTAAGACTCAAGAATACAGAATCTCTATGGCCGAACACTTCGGTGGTTTGGGTCTACAAGGCGACAATGCCGAGCATTCCTTCGACAAGGAAAAGATACTTACAAGAATGAGCCGCCTTAGCGGAACAGCCGCTACAATCCATGTCGGCGGTGTAACCGAATTAGAAATCCGTGAAACGCGTGAGCGTATTGACGATGCCGTGAACGCTACTCGCCTCGCCCTCAAGGGTGGTGTTGTAGCCGGTGGCGGTTGGTGTCTTGTTCAGGTGTTGCGTGAAATTTACCACACCAATGAAGGTAGAGGTGTAAACAACTACAATATGTGGGTGGGTGTGCTTACTGCCCCTTACCGACAAATCCTAACCAACGCAGGGTTTGAACCTGTCATTAAAGACCACTTGACTTACAGATTCCTTGACGCTTTGACATTGGAGGATTCAACAAAAGAAATCCTCGACCCAAAGCAGGTCGTCATCAACAGCCTAAAGGCGGCTGTGTCTATTGTTTCCCTAATACTTAACACCGATACAATGGTTATCGTTGGGGAATAACTACCCTTATATAGAATCAAATAGGAGAGAATAATATGTCGTGGAACACCAACAAAAAGACGAGCGCACCGACCCCTGAAAAGGTGGGGTTCGGCAAAGAATACTACCGAAATATGTTTGAGAACAATACGGCCCAATCCGTTCCTGTTCGCTGTGCTTTGGTTGCCAAAGAAAACTGTGCCAAGACCGGACTCGCTATCAGTCTGTCTCGCCAAGTAAACGCAAAGGGTAAAATCTATGTCATTGATGTAGACAACTCCGCTAAGGCCACCATTGATGAAGCATACCCGAAAGACAAGGACATCATCGTTCTACCTCTTTTGGATGAGCGAGACGACTCAATTTTCAATGAGGATTCGACCGTTGATTATGCGGCCCTCACTGACAAAATGAATATGTATACGAACATTATTGCCGAGAAAATCAAAGAAGGTGAAAACATTACCGGAATAGTATTTGACGGTGGTTCAACTTATCTCAAGTGGTGTGAACACGCTATGACTGCTGTTCTACTACGCAAAGGAACAATCAAAGAAGAAGGTGATGCTTTCAACCAGAAGGAATGGCGAACCCGAAATCAACTGTTCCGCCAAACCATGACTCGACTTCATGGACTCGCTGTGCCTTCGGTGTTCTTTACTTTTCACCTAAAGGATGTCTCAAATTATGTAGACAATGGTTCCGGTGGTAAAGTGCTAATGAAGATTGGCGACAAACCTGATTGGGACAAAGGCACTATGCGTTTGTTCTCTCAACAGATATTCCTTGCTCGATACATGAAGAAGGCCGACTCCGCCGTTGGTGTCAAGGCCGACCCAACGCTCAAGAACACTGACGATTGGGTTGTCAAGGCGACCCTTGAAGAAATCAAAGGTAAGCACATGCAAATGGTCGGAGAAACACACACTATCCTTTCAGTTATTAAGGGTAAAGTAAAGTGGGATGGACTACCTATGCTTACATGGGGTGATGAATAATGTCGAATAAAGATGACGAACTTACTTCTTTGCTTGTGTCGAATATCGAATTGATAGGAACTCGACTTGACCTAATCAACGAGAGGATGGAGAGAATGATGAAGCGTGTAGAATCGCTTGAAATCGACAACCTCCCGTTGAACGATGTCAATTTGTTGAAACAAGCCGTCGAAGAAATCCAACAGGAATACGAAGCACCGGCAACTCGATTCACATATCATGTGCCATCCGTCTTCAACAAGAAGGGGGCTAAACAATGAACATCAGTAACAATTCCCTGAAACACATGCTCATCACGACCAAGCGAAAGCAAACGGTCGCAGGTAAAGCGCAGTCGCAGGTGGAGTCTTGTTTGTTGAAGGTAGAGGCTAACATTGCTTCTATCACTTCTCTCACTAAGGACTTGACCGGACTTACGCATGTTCAATGTGATGCTAACGGTTACGATTGGAACGGAACATTCCCTATTCCTGACATTGACCGAGTGCTTGGTATCTTGGCCCTTCACGGTGCTAATGTAGAACTTGCTTACAATGCCGGTAAAAATAAATTGGTATTCAAAAGTGGTTCTAAACAAACAACCCTCGACGCTTCTCCTGATGCTTTGGCGTTCTCACATAGCCAAGATACAATTAGCGACCATACAAGCCGCAGTAATGACCTCGCAGGGCGTATCAACGCTATGGGTGGAGTCTACACTACTGCCGACGGTAACGAGATACAGTCAATCGCTTGTTACACTGTTAATTCTACTGAAATGTTTGAAGCACTACGATGCGATAACATGAACGGACAGAAGTTTAACCGTTATACTTTTTCGGGTGAAGACAAAGGACTTAGCGTTCTTGTTGGCGACCCATCTATCGGCGGAGAAACCTTGACCGCAATACAGGTTGAAGGTCTTTCACCGGTTGAACCGAAGGCTTGGGAATGGTCTTTCGACGGTGGACTTGATGAATTGTTCAAGCAATTTTCAGGCCCCTGCAACATCCACATATTTGACTTTACAGAACACGGACAAGGAATGCGTATGGCTATTGGTTTTCACAACGGCTGTTGGGCTTTTCAGTCCGGTATTCTTGAATGATGCTAACATGGGAGGGGATTCGGTTGTCGAAAGATGATGAAAAGGTGCTTAACAATCCTCCACAAATGGATTCTGCGGGGAACTCGGTTTTCGCCTCGCGCACATCCTCCCGCCATTTAGCAAACGGTCTACGCAACGGCACTATGATGAAGTCGCTGACCCAAAATCAATCCTTTGAATTGGTAGAGGCACTACACGGTCATGTCTCAAGTAGAAAATTGTATTTGAAAGTAGCATGTTTGGCTGTTCTAAAATACGATTCTTCAGGAGAGCCTTTGTCTCCGGCGGAGGTAGCGAACCGTTCTCGTAAATATACTCAAAAGAACTGCACTATGTCGCCAAGAACATGCGCGAGCGTCTTGGCTATGTTGAGTCGCTTGGGTCTTATTGGTAGAACTCCACGAAAACCGTTTCATTATTGGTGGGGTGTAGATGGAAATTGATATTCTAAACGGCGACTGCATAGAAATGATGAAGAGTCTACCGGATAACTGCGTAGATACCTGCATTACCTCTCCGCCTTATTGGGGTCTTCGTGACTACGGAGGCGGCGGTAAGGTTTGGGGGGGCGACCCTGAATGCGAATGTGATTGGGAGGGTTACGAGCGACCGAGTGAAAATACCCGTAATAATAACAATTCACTACAATTGAAATCCGCATATTGGGAACCTCAAGAACAGGCTAACTGTAAACACTGTGATGCTTGGTTCGGACAACTCGGACTTGAGCCGACCATAGAACAGTATGTTAAAAATATGGTAGAAGTATTCTCTCATGTTCACCGAATTCTCAAACCCGAAGGCACACTATGGTTGAATCTCGGTGATTCATACGCGAGTGGAAAAAGTAGATACTCTACTAAGAATAACACTATTGCCGGTGGCGGAAAACATGAGAAATTTGGCTCACTACAAGAGGGCAACAGGCCCGATGTAAAGTCTCATCCCGTTCTCAAGGACAAGGATTTGGTCGGCGTTCCTTGGAGGGTCGCATTTGCACTACAAGAAGCCGGTTGGTGGCTACGACAAGACATCATATGGGCCAAGCCCAATTGTATGCCTGAATCGGTCAAAGACCGTTGCACCAAGAACCATGAATATATGTTCCTTCTCACTAAGTCTCACAAGTATTACTTCGACAACGAGGCTATCAAAGAAAATACGGTAAAAAAAGCCGACAAGAGAAAGTCGGCGTTTACCTATGCCGACAACGAAGAATGGGCTAAGGACAAAGACGCATCCAGAATCAGTAAGGCGAAGGGGATTGCCGAAGCGAGAACTAAGAATTACGCTAAAAGAAACAAGCGTAGTGTTTGGTGGGTCGGCCCGAAACCATTCCCCGAAGCACACTTCGCCGTATTCCCTATCGAACTGATTGAACCCTGCATCCTCGCCGGTAGTCCGGTCGGAGGAACGGTGTTTGACCCCTTCGGTGGTTCAGGCACTACTGCCATTGCCGCTATCAAGCATGGTCGCAACGCTATCCTTACAGAATTAAGCGAAAAGTATATCGAGATTGCCGAGAAGCGGATTGCCGACTTCAAAGCGCAACAAGGACTTGACAAGAAGAATGTTCAGTGGTTGTAATGTCTACCGGCAACGCCCGTAAATGTCTCCGCAGGTGTAGTGGGTGTGGTAGAACAATGATAACTAAGTCTACATCACACCGACCTTGGATTAACGGTAAAAGATACCAATGTGGAATTTGGCGAGTGGCCGACAAAGAAAGAAGAATACTTTAATTGGGTTTATAGGGTTCATAGATAACTCTTATATACGCCGCCATTAGTGGTATTATTCATGGTAACTGTAAACCTCGACGGGGCAAGACATAATATCCCCGTAACGCTTGAAGAAATGAACAAAGAAAAATTGGTTTATCACACTATGCCGAGTGGCGAACAAGTAGTGATAAATGTGTCATACAATGTCATACCTGACAAACCAATGTATCGCGATGCTCAATGGTTGAACGAAGAATACACCGTCAAGGCACGAACAATTCAATCAATAGCAAGTCAATTCGGTTTGACCCCTATGAGTATTCACGGATGGCTCAAAAAGTTAGACATCCCTACCAGAAGTCGTGGTCGTCGGAAGGGTCTTTGATGGTAAATTGTTGGTTCTGTAACGAAACAATGATTTGGGATAACGACTTTGAACCTATCGACATCGGCATGGCCGGTGAAGGTGTTGTTTCAATGTTGCATTGTAAATCGGAATCGTGCGACTGCAACGCATATTTTATCAAAACAACCGAATGACTACCCTTATATACCCCCCCACTAATTGTTAATTATGAATGTGGAGGCAGTCGGTCGCAACGATGTTCTTGTTAGATACAGGGATATTCACGGCAAAAGAAAGGAAAAGCGAATCAAAGAGTATTTGCCTTATTGTTATCTACGCACAGAAGACGCTTCTTGGTTTTCCGAAGGTGATGTGCAACATGGCTACACCGGTATGTTCGGTGAAGAGTTATCCAAAGTTTCGTGTTTCTCTCAATGGGATATACGGCAACTCGCAAAGACCGGTGAAACATGGGAGGGTAATGTTCCCTTCACTAATCAGGTATTGACTAAGCGTGTGCGAGACGGTTTGGAACCTTTCGAGGCTTACGACCATAGGGTATGGTATCTCGATGGTGAATGGAAAACAGGAACCGGTGAGATAACTATGCTCTCGGTCTATGATACTTTTACCGCTAATCTTTATTCTTGGGTTGTTATGCCAAACGGCATCTCTAAGGGAAAATACAGTATGTTGAAGGATGAATCAGGTAAAGAATACCACTACGATACACCCATAATCGTCTTTGATACGGAGGCCGAACTACTAAATCACTTCATTGGGTTCATGCGAAAGCAAGACCCCGACATCATCACCGGTTGGTATGTGAACGGTGCGGATATTAGCCAAATCGTAAAGCGGTGCGGTAAGGTGAATGTGCGCGCTTCTCTCATGTCTCCTATCAACAAGTTAAGGTATGACTTTGGCGATTGGCAACAACCTATCGTTGGTCGAAACATCATTGACTTGATGCTCGCATTCCCTAAATTGTATGAATTGAAGAATGGCAAATTATCCGGCTACAAATTAGACGATGTGGCTTGGGAAGTATTAGGGGAAAAGAAAGTAGAGTTACCCGACGGCCACGACACATACTACTCCGACCCCGTAAAGTATCTCGATTACAACCGACAGGATGTGCGCCTTCTACCTCGGTTAAACAGAACCGTAAATGCTCTTGAGTATTTTGTTGCTGTTCAACATATCGCCCAATGCGAAATTCAATCCACTCCACACATTACCAAAGTGTTCACATGCCTCGCTTTGTCCGACCCTGAACTCGACCGACAACTCCCCTCCAAACCAATGTTTGACAAGGTAGATTATGACGGTGGAATTGTCATGGATGGTGAAACCGGATTCTATGAGAACATAGGTATTTTTGATGTAAAAGCAATGTATCATAGCAACGCCGCACTTCACAACATCTCTTGGGATATGCTCGATGAGAAAGGTAAAGATTGTGGCAACGGAACATCGTTTAATCAAGATAAGAAAGGTTTGCTTGTTCGACAGATGGATAGGATGACTACGCTACGAGATGAATACAAGGCATCAATGTGGGATGCTATAAATGATGAAGAAGTTACTCGATACGATGCTCTACAATACGCCACTAAGTCTCTTGTTGCCTCGATGTATGGTGTGGCGGGTGATTCTAAGTATGGTCTTTACCACCCTGAAATAGCGGCGGCTATCACATTTACCTCAAGAACAACACTAATGAGATTGAAGGACATTGCCGAAGAAATGGGCCACGAAGTAGTTTACGGCCACACCGATTCGGTCATGTGTCGGGTAGATAGCCCAATCGTCGGTGAGGATTCGGTAAAGGAAATAAACGCTCAAATGTTCCCTATCATAGTGCAGTTTGAGAAGTGGTCTAAGTCATTCCTTCTCATGGGTAAGAACAGATACACCGGACTTGTCTCATGGACTGATGGCGAACACCACGAACCTAAGCGTTATGTTAAGGGAATAGAACTCAAGCAATCCCGTATGCCAACGGTGATGAAGAACGCTATGGGTCGGGTCATTGACGGCATCCTGAAGCGAGAAGATGAAGGCGTAGTCTCCGAAGAATTAGTTACTCTCATTGATAATGTTATCTCAAAACAAATCGACCCTCTACTACTTTGTATGAAGGGTAAATTAAGTAAGGATTTGTCGAACTACCGTAGCGTTAGTGGTTCGGCGGCAGGGGCGCAATGGGCCAACCGCAACCTCGGTAAGTATTACCGTAAAGATGATTACTTCTTGTGCGCTATAAATCCTGAAGGTAAATACTTGGCCTTTGACGAGCCTTCGGAATTGGAGGGTGTAGCGGAAATAGGCTACCGGACAATGGTTGAGCGTTTTATTATCTCTAAAGTAAAACCATACTACGAAGTCGCTAAGTGGGATTTGGGGCCGTTGCTTCGTGCTATGGATGGAAAAAGCAAGGTGGAATGGTTATGATATTGTATGAAGGGAATTGTTTACAAGAAATGAAGAAGTTACCCGATAACTCGGTTGATTCAATCGTTACCGACCCACCATACGGATTATCGTTTCTTGGTAAAAAGTGGGACTATGATGTTCCTTCTGTTGAGATTTGGAGAGAGGCTTTGAGAGTCTTGAAGCCCGGAGGACACCTTCTTTCATTTGCGGGTTCTCGCACTTATCACCGTATGGCGGTGAACATTGAAGACGCAGGGTTTGAAATCCGTGACCAGATTATGTGGGTCTATGGGTCGGGCTTTCCAAAGTCAATGTCCGTCAGTAAAGCAATGGATAAGACCGCAGGTGCGGAACGAGAAATAGTGGGTCGAAACCCTAATTCAAGAGAGGAATGCGATAAATCGAATACACTTTATGAATCGGGAACCGTTGGCAAAACTGATTACATTACTAAACCCGCTACACTTGAAGCGCAACAATGGGAGGGGTGGGGAACAGCCCTCAAACCGGCCCATGAGCCTATTGTCGTCGCCCGTAAGCCCCTCATCGGCACTATCGTTGAAAATGTGCTTGAGCATGGCACAGGTGGCTTGAACATTGATGGTTGCAGGGTTGAAACAGATGAGAAAATAGTATCAGGTGGGCAAGGTGTGACCGGCAGACCCGCACCTCATTCTGCCGACGAAAGAATAGGGCAAGCATTAGGTATGTTTCAACAAGGAACAAAAAACACCTTTGTTCAAAACCCAAAAGGTCGTTTCCCTGCTAATTTTATTCACGATGGCTCGGATGAAGTCGTGAGCCTGTTTCCTGATACGAAAGGTGCAACAAGTCGCACCGACACCGTTTCAACAGGAATGTTTGCCGGTGGGGATGCCGGAACTGTATATCCCGACTCCGGTTCCGCCGCACGATTCTTTTACTGCGCCAAAGCGAGCAAAGCCGAGCGAAGCGCAGGTCTTGAAAATAACATACACCCAACCGTAAAGCCCGTTGCTTTGATGAAATACCTCTGCCGACTTGTTACGCCGCCAAACGGTATTGTTCTTGACCCGTTCATGGGTTCAGGAACAACAGGAATAGCCGCTAAGGTTGAAGGGTTTAATTTTATCGGAATAGAAATGAATGTAGAATACCTTGCCATAGCCGAATCCAGAATCAATCATTGGGTCGAAGAATACGAAATAATTCATAAAACAAAGCATGAATGGGTTTAGATACATTTATAACTTAACTATACATGGGATAAGGTGAGAAGGCATGAGCAACGGCATCCGACCAATGAAAAAGATGAGCGCGCACCAATTGACAGAAGCATTCGTCGCTATGAATCAGCGTCTTGATATGCTTACCCACGCCGTTGCCGCCGATGTTCAACGGCTAAATGTCATTGTGTTTCAATTCCTAAAGGCTATGGGTTTTGCCGAAGAGATAGTATGTCCTCATTGTGAAGTCATAAATATGCGGCCAAACATTGACGGTATCGAAGTAGATGACCGATGCGCCGAATGTGGTGGCAACTTGCTACCGTTGCCGGATGAAGTCTTCACCGATGCCGAAATCATGGATGTTCGGGTCGAACAGGAATGATAACCATTAAATGACATCTCAATTCTATTAAAAATTAAGGTTATTTTTATGAATTACATTGTTTCCTCTCAAAAGACAGAAGACTTAGAAGCGGCTATTAAAGAGCATGGTGCTTCTTCGGTATATTGGTTCACCGACAGCACAAACGAAAGATTGGCTCTAAAGTCCGGTCTTGGTCGAAACCATATTCTCTCAACCCAAAATCTTCAAAGCATGAAAAATGCTCTTGAATTACTCGGTGAAGGGTGGGTAGAATACAAGGCTACTCCTAAACCAAAACCAAAGGCAAAAAAGGCTGAAAAGTCGGAATAACAACCCTTATATACCCCGCCACCAATGTATAATTGATGACGGAAGAGGCGACAAGCACATACGACCCAACTAAGGTTACTGATGAATTAGTGCTTCGCGTAAGCAAGTCTTCATTCGGTCAATATTCTAAATGCCCTCGTCAGTATTGGTGGAACAAAATTGCTCTACCTGATTTGCGCTCGCCCCCAAGCGAGGCTATGGTGCGTGGTAGTGCTATCCATCAAGTTATGGAGGATGGACTGCGTGAAGTAACCGAGAACAAGGTAGCAACTATCTTAGCCGGTATCAACGACGACCTCCACATACCGTTCAGTAAATACGCTATCGAACAAGGTGTGCAAACAGAAGTAGCAGTAGACGCTCTTATCGAAATACTACAAGACATTACCCTCAATTGGGGCCACATTGAAGTGCTTGAATTAGAAGACAAGCATGTAATTCCTTACACTGTTGAATGCCTCGTAGAAGGCGAAGACGGTGAGGCTGAAACAATCCTATACCCCGTTGAATTGGTCGGTATGATTGACGGTGTTTTCCGTATGCCTAATGGTAACATCGTTGTCGTTGAATTGAAGACCGGTAATGCGAACATGAGCAAATTGTCTCGGACAAGAGGCGAGTTGGCATTCTACCGAAAGATGTTGGTGTTGGCAGGTTACGACGAACCAACACACTTCTTGACTATCATGCCTGATGCCGATGACTCCGACTTGATTCTAAAATTAGAGGGTAAAAGAAACACTGAATTATTCTTTGGTATGACACAAGGTTTGGGTGTGTTGGAAAAGATTAACAGTAGAAGTATTACCGCTATGGAAAAGCGTTTGTCTAATGCCGTTCACGGTATTATGACTCAACAATGGCCTATCAAGTGGAATGAATACTTTTGCACCCAATGGTGTGATTTTCATTTGTCGTGCAACGAAGAATTGCTCGGTGTGGGAACTTTGATAAACCAAGAACTGTGAGAGATAAATATGCAAGTATGTGCCAAGTGTGATAGCGGGATAGTGAGAACAGAAATGATGTTCCGTGTAACAGGTCAAGAAGGTAACGCCCCAGAAAAGATAGAAGTTAGCAAATGTGAAGGATGCGGGTTTCAATGGTCGAAAACAATGGACTCTTAAACATGCCAAGAGAAATCGGACTCAAGCGTTCCGCTTGTTCCGATAAAAGCCGATTCAAACAATACATCAATTCACTTAACGGTAAAAGTAATCTCTACACATCACTCTATTCTTTCCGAGACAAAGACCCTAATGCTTCATGGAAATTCGATGCAAACAGCGCAGTAATTGATAGAGCATGGTGGGATTTTGATGCCGGAGAACGGGGAGACATTGAACAGGTCAAACAGGATGTTGCCACCCTCGTTAGCCGATTGGATGGTGATGTTCGATTGGTCGCAACGGGTAGAGGGTTTCACATTCACCAACTGTTCAAGCGGTCTGTCATGGGATTCGATTTTCACAACCACCTCTCTCGATACCAACAAATGATGGCGAGTGGTTTGAAGACACTTGACGGATATGCTTTTCCCGCAAAACTAACTCGTATACCGAACACATACAATGCGACCCGTCGCCGTTGGGCTGTCTCGATACCAACGACTTGTTTCATGGCCGACCCTATGGGCTTCGATATTCCTAAGTCTCCGGTTCGTGCTTATCTCCGCCACTGTCCTTTCTTGGGAGAGGGTAGACAATCCAATTTTGATTTTCCGGTATGGGTGGCACAGAACCCACAGCAAGAAGTCGTTATGAGTAAATTCGACGGCGAGATAGGTAGTGCAGGTGAAATACCTATCATGCCATGTCTCGATAGTGCAGTTAGGGCCGATAACCCAACACACCCTGTTCGGGTAGCCCTCGTTCAACACATGGCTCAGGAACTCCGTTGGTTCTCCGACCCTAAATCCCTATCTCAAGAGGAACGGGGAGAGATAGAAGATGTGATATTTGACTACATCAAATCGTTGGGTTGGAGAGACTTTAACCCACACCGAACGCGACAAGGTATTAGGACTAATTTAGATTATGACAATGCACCTTCTTGTCGTTGGTTTCACCTTAGAGGCATGTGTAAAGGTATATGTTGGCGATATGACGGGACAATAGGTTCTTAAATCAAAGTCGGGTGTTTCAATACATGAGCGACCCATTACTCATAGACCGAAGGGAAAATGAAAAGTTAATTCACAAGTTATTGGCTAAGATGGGCGACCACGACCAAGACCCAAAAGGGACTGCCAAAGTATTGCATCTCAATTCAGGAGACTACATTCTCGGTGATTGGGGAGTAGAGGCAAAGGAAATCAACGACCTCTACAATAGCATATTAGGGATTGGTCGCACTCGAACAATCGTAGCCCAACTTCACGACCTATGCGAGACATTTGACAAACCGTTCCTCGTCGTTTACAATCGCGAATTGAAACCTTGGTTTCACGGTAGAAGACCAACCGCAAGAGAACTAAGCGAAGAGAGAGTGAAAATGGCTACGGTGATTAAATCTTTCAAGATGACAATGCACCAACGGTTCCCTAAATTACACTTTCTTCAATTGAATACTATGGATGACTTCGTAGATTGGTTATACACCAACCACCGACAAAATGTAATTGCGAAAGTGAAACCGCCTATTGAACATCAGGCCAAGCCGGTGATTCGACACCATGACTCTCGAATCAAGACTTTGATGAACTGTGGTGTAACTGCCGAACAAGCGGAAAAATTACTGTTAAAGTATTCCTCAATCCCGATTCTACTACGCAAAAACACCAAACAAAAGGACATGATGAAGTGCGCTCGAATCACCCGCAAACAAGCAAAAAGAATACTTGCGTTGAGAGATACTTTCAGTAAGGATTGAACCCTTGTGAACTCGTAGACATTCCCTTCATGCTATACCGTTGAAAGTTAATTCTTGTGTTATGCAACACCAAAGATGAATAGGATGCGTTGTCATCTCCCGACCCTGATGTTCTTGTTAAGGTAATAGTAATATTGTTGCCTCCTGTTTCAGCACCGTTGAGGTTGCCGGACAACAAAGCCATAGACTGTTTTTCTTCGTCTCCACCAAAGGTTACTGTTCGACTTATACTATTCCCTGTCTCTTCGCACTTTGCCGAAACTGTCAAAATTGCTCTCGACTCCACATTACCACCAAGACTGTAAGAACAATCAATCGTTATTATTTCATCGGACACATCATCGGGAACTCGAACACTGATTGAGTGCGATTGGGTGGGCCGGTTGCTCGATTCGGGGTCTACTATTCCTGAAAACACCATACCTTCACCCGACATGGTAGATGTGGCGGATGCGGCAAATGAAGTGTCTCCGATACCCTCTACGCTACGCTGTGTGTTCATAGGGGGTGCAGACCTCGCTTGACCGAGAAGGCCGAAGGAAGCGTCGGAAACACCGTTTTCTAAGAAGTCCATTCTACCGGAAACTTTCGCATGTATTCCCGAAGCCAACATATTACCTGATACGCTGTTTGAAAACGCACCTCCACCCACTTGAGTAAACCGACCACCCTCTATTTGAGAGGGGCTAAATGGTGTCGAACCTATTGGGCCGCTTGATGGTGGGGTATATGGCGTTCCTGTTCCTCCGCCTGTTCCTCCGCCGGTAGAAGGTGGAACATCAGGTTTCGGTATCGGTGGGGTAGTTCCGCCACCACCACCGCCACCAACAACGGGCGAACCTCGACCTCGCGATACTGTGGGGTATAGGAACGACGATAGACCGCCTTCATCCTTTGTTTGGTCGCGCTCTAAAGACAATTGAACACTTTCGGTAGATGAGCCGGTAGCCGACCAATTTATTTTTTGGATTGACAATGCTTCGGATGATAGACCCAAACCACTATCGGTAAAAGCAACTGTTGTTCCGGGTCGCCATCGGATGTCGGGAACGATATTGACTCTCGGACAATACCATGCGTTGCGGTAATCGAAAGCACCGGTCATGTTCGCATACTGTCTCAATCCGAGGGGGAATAGACTATTAGCGTTGGTTGCACTGAAATTAGTTACTCCCGTTGCTGTGTTGATGTGGTGGGCGTTGTGTAGAATACCTGATGCCGTCGGGTCGCCGCAACGATGCCGTAGTATGTCCTTGAGATAATCTACATTTACGGAAATAACAATTCTTTCGCTACCCGATTGAGAAGTCCAATATGTCGAAGGAATGGCAATCTCGTAGAATCCGTTTCTCTTAACATCTACCGTCGTAGTTACCACTGAAGCAACCTCCATACTTGGGGAGAACTGTGCAGTAGTAGAGTAATCCGTAGCGAACTCCGGCTGTGGGTCTTGAACGAAAACGGGGTTGCTCAAACCAACGGTGAACTCGGCGTTTTCTATGTCCGTTCCTGATTGACCGTCTTTAAGTGCAATCCATATTCTCAAATCGTCTGCGTTTGCAGTCATACTTGTAACCGGTGTTTTGGTCGGTATGTGAACAATTTGAACTGCGTGAGCGAGACTGTTTGCGCCCCACCAATAAAAATTATTATCGTATGTTACTACTTGAGCCGCATTTGTTCCTTGTGCGGTAATCCCTGCTCCGTATCTATCCCTGTTGAACTCGTCGGAACCGTCGGTTCCCATATGACCGTCAAGGGCGTTCTGTGTGCCACAAAACATAATACCGTTTACAGCACACCAAACACCGTTATAATCTACACTTGGGGCGTGAACATCGTTATTCGACACATTGAAAATAGTATTACCAACCACCCCTCTTTCGGTGTGGCGGTAAGTATCGGCAACATATCCGTATCTCCCTTGGTCGAGCATCTTGTCGGTAAATGTTGTGTCCTTCAAAACATTTCCCGCAATACTAATTGACTTTTTCTTCGTCTTAAAGTATTCTTCTTTAGCGACCGCCTCCGCCTCCGGTTCATTTGTTACTTCAGGCATCTCAATGATTTTCCACCTGTATGTTTGGTTGAGTGTGGGTGTGGGGAAATCGGTAAAAGAAATACCGTTATTGTAATACACTCTTACATTGGTTATGTGTGAACCCATCTCGGCATCCAAACTACTCACCGAAAGAATATCGCGATTCACAACTTCTCCCGAATTGTAAGAAGGTCTTACCTCTAATTTATTATCTCTACCTATTTGATAAGTCATTGGTAATCGCAAAGAATTGTAGTAACCAAAACCTGTGCTTTCGTTAGTTTGTTTTATGATAGAAAAGATAGATTTTCCACCTCGCATATCGGCGGCGGAACCGAAAGAATCATGGTTGGTGTTGCCTCCGTCGGTAGTCATGTTGTTTGATAGTGGGACTGAACCTATGTCATACCAACAAGGGGTTGCCGCTTGAGCGAGCCAAGTGTTCGATAGCATGAACGACCACAAAAACCTCATCTTGTCGGAGAACCAATATGTGCCTATGTTCGGGCTTGTTACGAACCCATCAACTTTCATCAAGAATCTAAGAGAGTATCGTGGGCTTACGCTTGCGACAATAACTACTTGGTCGTATGCGCCCGACGCATTCTGTTGGCTTGCGGCATTCAAGGCTATTTCTAAGGAGATGCCTTGAGCCTTTATTACATCGTTCATCATTAACTCTTCGAGGTATTCTTCGGCAAGTGTCGGATAAGAAACCCAATTCCTACCGGTATCAGGTTCAAGGTAAACACCAAACAATTGTTCAGGTATACTGATAGTGTTTCCACTCGCAACTGTTTGCGTAGTTCCTCCGGTTTCGTTTGCTATGTTTGCACCTGTAATAGTAAGTGTCGTCGCCGTAACTGCTGTTATTTGTGCAACCCATTTCTGTGTAACATTTCTAACTCTCATCCCTATTTTAACTCCTTCTACAAGGAAATCAGCACCGCTACAAGTGATAACCATATTACCTGCGGCGTAAGATATTGTCGATGTTGCCGATTCGACAATCGAAGAGTTTAATTTTCCTGAATAGACATACCAAAAGGTTTCGGATGAAGGTTGGTTTGTTCCGACCCCTCTCGATGCTTTTATTTTACCGAAGCCATAATTTTCAAATTCGGAAATTAGGCTTGTAGAAGGTTTAGTCTCTATGACCGTATCTCCGACTTCTATGGTTCTGTTCAACTCCGCCGACCCACCGTTCCACAATCTGTAATTAGGGTGTTGGCTGTATGGCTTTGCGCTGTTGCGTGTGGTAGCCGAACCTTGAACCCAATAGTTATCCATGAGAACGGGGAACCCGTGATACTCGGTTTCGTAATCTCCGATATTGACTCGACCACCCGCTTCTTGATTTATTGTTCCACCGTTAATAAAAGTATTAAGGTTAAAGAACTTAGAGCAATCGTAGACAACAAGACTGCCGCCTGTATTTTCCCAAGAGCGAAGAACCGATTCAGTATTCTCCGCTTGTAAAACAATAAAAGATGGGTAGTTCGTATACGCTATGTCTACTGTGTGGTCTGTTGCTATCACGACAAGACTATTAGCCCCACTTACATTTTCAACAAAAGAAACCGTGTGTTGTGTGTTGTAAACACCACAACCGCCGATGAGTATTTTGTCGCCAACAGAAGGAACATCGGCGTCATCGGTATAAAAATAAGCCTTACCTGTGTAAGCACCCGATTGATAACTTGCTATAATAGGGCCGTGAATTGCACCGCTAACATTTACTATTAACTTTGCACCCGCAGTTCCGAGAGGTAAAGAATACGGTATTCCTGTCGAGGGGTCTACCTCCGAATCCAATTCCCACATATCCAAATCACTACCAACCTTTAAGTCGGTAAAGTCAGTAAAGGAACCGTCATCTTCGTATTGGTCGGTGAAAGCGATAGAGACATTGTAATTTTCGGCAACGGGCTTCATCAATCCAACATTCTTCTTACCGAATCCTCCGCTTGCGTCGGCATCTCCGTTGTTTCGCATGTCGGCCCATTGTAGCCAAAGGTGTTTGTAATCTTCTTTTACATCTAAAATATACATGGTCGAGTCATCTATGTGGTCTTTGGATAACCCGCTTACGCCAACTATGACGCTTTGTGAATCGAGAAAACCTGTGTAAGTAAATGTGTCTACAAAACCATCAGCGTCTACAATCTGTCCGACTCCTGAACTGCCGGTCATCGAACCGGTATAGGCAATCTGTGTTGCCGACGCTGTTATCGCGCCGTCGGTGAGCAAAGAATCTTTAGGGTTAGATTCGTAAATCGCGAAATGTTTTCGGAACCAAGGGGAGTCGGCCAATTGTCTCATCCAAACCGCATGTGCTGTTTTCATTTTCAGGTCTATTGCCGCCGGTCTTGCGTAGCCTGTGTCAATACTGAACTCCATAGCCTGTGTTACGAAGGGGAAGGCGGAGGCAACGGGAATAGCGTAATCTACCATAACATAATATTTTGAATTTGTGCCTCCGGCTGGCCCGTATGCAATAGTTCCCATTACTTTGAACGAACCGTTGATGAAACTACTGTTACCTTTTTCGGCCACTGTCAAGTAATCCCCGACCTTCAAAGTAGAACCGTCGGCCCTAGTCGGGGCAATATTAAATCGGTAAAGGAGATAACCAATAAATTGAGCCGTTCCGCCATGCGCTGTGCTTCTTGGGTCGTAGCACCCATAACCTTCTAAATTAGCCGTTGTGTTTTTTGCATAAGTAACTCCGGGTAGAACAATCGCTTGAACGCTTGTTGTAACAAGACCATCACTACTGAAAAAACCTGCCGATGCCGTGTTGCTCGCAGTAGTGCAAGCACCACTCGCCAATGTTCCGGCAGTTACATTATGACTGTCGCTATTCATAACGGTAAAAGTATCTCCGTCGGAGTAACCGGTTCCGTTTTGTTCCATGATGGCTTCACAAACCGTTCCCGTCGGGTTGTTGAAACCTTTAATCTTGTAACCCAACCATTCATTCTCAATGTCATTTGGCCCCCGTTCATCTTCGTTATTATACATCTGTATCGGGTGCGCTGTATTTAGACGCATCCTTTGTTGGTGTAGTTCTTTGTATGATGTTCCTGATTCAAAACCAATAGTGGGGAGGCCCGACAATAACCTCGCCGCACCCATAAACAAGGAATCTTCTAAATCCGATACTTCACTTCGGCGGGCCAAAACTATATCGCCTTCACTCATGCCAACTTGACCCATCTCCCAAGATGCTATCTGTCGGTCAAGGAGTGAGAGTGAATCTCTTGCACTGATATTTATTTCTCTTGTTCTTCTATTTGCATTTTGTCTTACGCTTATTTTATCTATGACCCCATTCCATAGTGGTCTGTGGATATTACCACTAAACATCAAAAGTCGCCAATCACTAACAGCATCATTTGTAAACCAAGGAGTAAGGTTTTGTTCTGTGTCGTCATCTAATACAACTATGCTTGCTTGGCTAATACCGTTTGTTTGCATATTACAATCCCACTTATCAACGGGGGCAGGTAACGCTGTTCCGTCGGGCATGTCGGTAAGAGGTCGATAGAGAGCCACGCGGTCAATCATTGTATCTACCAAACACTTGTTGTAGTTTGCGTGGTTTGGTTCCACAAACAATTCCCATCCTCTCATTTCTTCTTGATTGAAAGCGGCGGAGGTTTGAGTGTTATTGTTAAGGGTATATCCACCACTGTATGAACCGGCGGCTGAATTGGTTGCTGTAACTTCTGTTCCGTTGTGGTAAACTTTGAACTTGTTTGACCCTATGAATTTGAAGTCAAAATCTTGCCAAGCCTGTGCCGCCGCCGCTTCCAAATCAGGGTTGCCTTCTTGTCGTTCCGCATCCCATAGAGTGTGATAGTATTGGTAAATGCCCGAAAGTCCCGCACCGTCATGGGGAGTAAAAGCCCACTCAATAGCGGCTGTTCCTCCGCCTGAACCTGTTGTTCCAAAAGTGGTGTTTTCGGGGAATCCAATTTTAAGGGTATATTTAACTTGGGCCGAAGTGTCTATAAGTTTCGTCTGTCCGTTTGGGGGTGCTGAACCGGTATACATCCCCTTCATAGCGTGGGTTGCCATGCGTAAAGTGAAGTAGTCTCCGGTAGAGCGAGAGTTAAGTGGATTAGAATACGCTATAACGGGTCTGTAAGCACCCGCAGGGCCAACATTGTTTAATTGGTGGGCTGTGGAGTCTGCAAGGTAAGTCGTAACGCATAAGAAGGGTTTTCCGGCGAGACTTTTAATTGGTTGAAAGTGGCGTTCAGGATAATCGGCATGGGTTGTAGCCGAACCATCCGACGCATTGTAAGCACCGGCTTGTAATCTCTCCCCCATCCAAACTCCGGTCATGTGAGCATACTGCATAAAATTAGGTTGCGTTCCGGTGATATTTCCCGCTTCGCCCGATTCGTATGATTTGCCGTTAAAAGCATAATGACTGTCTCTACCAAACGAAGCGTCGGTGTCTCCGCCCGGTAGATAATATTTTGCGCTTGAATCCGAGGATGAAGAAATAATCATGTAAGTGTCGTCGGTAGATGCTGTGTTGTGTGGTGTATCGTCAAAGCGTAGTCTGTTAGGATGTGCAAGTGTAGATGGGTATTGTAATTGAGAACGACCGGCCCATGTAGCACCTTTGCCTAATCGGATGTGGTCGAAGGTAGCCCAACGGTGAACCCCGTCGTTGCTCAAAAGGTAATTGGTGCTACTCGAAAATTCGGTCGTCGAGGCGCGGTCGCGCATCGACCAACGGTAGCGAGGATTGAGTGTCGCTTCACCATTCATGGTGTTGCCATGATGTGTTTTATCGGCATCATAAGAACTGTCGGTAGACGGGGCGTTCTCGTCGTCAGTTATGACGCGTGAACCCAAAAAGTCTTCATAATATCCGGCAAGCCAAAAACCGTATTTACTTGTTGCTGTTCTAACCATTTTCTTCACTCTCTATTACTATACTTAGAAGCCTACATTTGTGCCGCCCTTGATGTTTAGGCCATTACTGTTTAACTGTGCGATTACTTGTCCGGTAATCTCTCTTGCGGCGGCGGTTGTCGTCATGCCGTTAAAGGTGTTTGTCATTATGACTTCGGTTGTGTTTATGAGCGTTTCTACACCCTTGTTCACTACCTGTTTCACCATGTCTCCGGTTAGGTTGCCCTTAGACATACCGAAGAACATTTCTTCTCTCTCGCTGTTGAACTCAAAAATTGCTTCTTTGGCCGCTTCGATAGGGCCGATGAAGTTATCCATAGCCCCCGCCGCATCTTCAAAAATAGCCCCGAAGTCTTGTCCTGATTCTTCGGCAAACTTCTCCAAATCGCTTAAAAAGTCTGTAAAGTCATCGGCGTTTTTTGCTATGTCGGCAACCGCACCTCGGTATTCTTCAGGTATTTTTTGCATAACTGCGGAGACATTGGCTTCTGCATCGGCAACCATATCTTCTTGACCTACTCTCATTGCATATACATTATCCCTAAACCACTTTCCACCGAGCATACCTTTTGTTTGGTCTACTCGCACTCCCGCGACATAAGCATACCCTTTATCGGTTTTTGCGGCATCGGAGGCGGCTTCGGCGGCTTTCAACTCTTGTCCTAAATTGAACATATTTTGTGCCGCCGCTTCATCTTTGAGTAAACCTCTTGAAGATTCAAGATTCATAATGTCTAACAAAATTGTTTTTTCTCCGTTGTATAGGTCTAATCGCGCTTGAAGAACTTTCTTGTTTGTATCGTCGGTTGAGTTTGCTAATTCCTTTTCCGTAGCGAGGATGTTTGAGTTAAGACTTGATACATTGGATGCTATTGTCGCCGCATCTTTACCCGCCATTCGACTTTGTGCATCTTCGTATTGTTCGGCTGTGTAACTTACTGCCATGCCAAAATCTTCAATTGCATCTGTGGCTTCATTGTAATTGTCTTTCGAGGCCCACATAGCCGCCGCTATTACCGCAGTTACCGCAAGTAAAGCGAGGTTTGCTTTGGTAAGTAATTTTTGGCTCATGGTTAATTTTTTGGTAGCCACATTAGCCCCCTCCGTCGTTGCCGCTAATGTAGCCGTTGCACCGGCCATTGTTAGCATTTGAACTGTTGCGGGAATCATACTTGCGGTCATAAGAACTGCGGATAGTTTTGCCGCATCTTCGTTATCGCTAAGCATACTTAGTAGCATTGATACACCACCTAAAGCACCAGACAATTTCATCATACTCATATTAGACTGCATACTCGAAGAGACTAAGGCTTTGTTCGCTTGGTCTACCCCCATGATAACATTTCGGAACGCGGGCATAAGGGCGAGCAACCGCATAATATGACTCTCTTCTAATCCTAATTCTTGAGACAAGCGTTTGGATGTTTGAGTCATTGCGTCAGTAACTACTTTGTTCTGTTGTTGAGCGTTTGTTTTCATATTCAAAGCCGCCGCCGCTTGCGTATGCCCCTGTTGAAGAATCTTTTGAACATTGTTTTCTTGTGTGAAGGAAGATGACGCCCTCAAGGAAAGCAAAATCTCTTGGCCCTTAGCACCTAAAGCCTGTTTAGAAATATCTAATTTTGCCTTTGCCGCCTTTACTTCATTACCCTCAAGAATGGCTGTGTGCTTCTTTTGATTAGCAATGTTTATTTCCGTTCTTTCTATGGCTTTTCCCAATTTAACTATTCGGTCGTTGTCGGCAATTTCTTGTTTTTCGAGCGAGGCTTGAACTTTTTTAGAGTTTAAAACACCTTTATGAATATGCCCTGCTTTGGTTGTTATTCTTGCCTTTGCTTGTTCTGTGGTTAAACCTTGTTCCTCTAAAGCCTTGATAACTCTTTTTTCTTGAGTTATCTCTTTAAGTTTCGCCAATTCTTTTTCATTTGCCTCTAAGTTTGCTTTGCCGGTTTTACCAATATATCGTGCCGGACTATTCCCGGTCGCTTCAAGTTCAATTGCTTTTTGTCGTATGTGTAATTGTCGCGCTAATTCAATTTGCGCGAGTTTATGCTTCTGTTGAATAAGGTCTAAGTTCCCTTTTTCTCTACTTGTGAGAATCGCCAACTGTTGTGCAATCGTCAATTCCTCTTCTCTTAACTGCATTTGTATAATTAACTGCTTTGTAATCATGTCTTCTTTACCTAATTCGGTATCTAACATAGCCATGCTTATCGCGCTTTGATTGTTTTTTTGCCCGTATGCGTTTGCACGAACAATTTCTTCACCTGAAATAGCGCGAGTCAAAGCCTGTTGCGTTCTCAAAGAAACATTTAGACTCATCATGTTGAGGTTTGCTTCGACAAGGGGAGAGAATATTTTACCAAACTCGTTTATCGCCGCACCAAGACCCATTAGGCTTCCAACAGCACCTATTTCTTCGCCCAAATCAGCCATAGCATTCGACAAAAGACCCATTTCTTTTCTTGCGAAAATAACACCCGGAACAAAGTGATTTCCTAATCGAGCATTGGCATTATTTAATGCGGCCTCTACTTGAGTTAATTGAAATGCTTGGTCTTCATACCGTCGGTTCAATTCTTCTTGGGCTGTGTCTAATCTTTGAGCCGCTTGTGTTGATAACTCGGTTGCTCGCTCGTAGTTATCTATCAATTTGATAGCACGAACATAGTGGTCGTTACCTGCGATAGCCTGAGCGATTCGCATTTTTTCGGCATCGTTGTATATGATTGTAGAATTGTTAATGTCTCCGAGAATAGCCTCCATAGACCGCATTTGACCGTTTGAATCTTTTACGGCTATACCGTATTTTGCTAATTCGGTCGCCGCACCGCTTGTATCAGCACCAAGACGGGCATACATCATACGAAGCGCACGACCGGCCTTTCCTTGTTCTTCACCGGCTTCAATTAGGGTTGCCGACATAGCGGCCATGAACTGTGTGCTTTCACCGGCCAACTGCGCCGAAGAAGCATACTGATTCATAACATAAGTAATTTGAGACATGGTGGCGGCGGAACGGTTTTCAATGGTGTTCAACTCATCCATCAATTTGACGCTGTTCGCTCGAACAAGATTTGCTTTTTCGTCTTCGCTCAATCGCGCTACTTGAGAAGAAGTCAATTCACCATACATGAAGTTAGTCTGTTGTTGTAAAGAGATAAGACGCTTCATAGCATCTTCTGTTCCCATACCACCAATTAGACCGAACTCAATACCTGTTTGGGTAGCGGCGGCTACACCTGCCCCACCACCAACAATGGCCGACAACTGCGCCATACGCGCACCTGCGTTCAATGCTTGGTCGGCAGTAAAACCTGCGGCCAAACCAATTCTTTCGATAGCACCGGCAACCTCATCTCCACCGGCAAAGTTAGCGAACTTTTCAAACTCTAATCGGGCTTCGGCAATCTCTCTCGACAAGGGAACGGTAGCGTCTATAACCGCAGTCATTTGTTCGCTAACCGCCGCCGCCGATTCTTGAATACCTGATAGACCGTCAAGCATAAGTGATTGTAAAACAGTAACCTTAGCCTCGGCATCAGCAATCAATCGCGTAGCCTGAAAGGAACCTACAACATCGAAGAAAACCTGTGATGCACCGGCACGAAGCACGACCATAGCGAGAGCCGCTACGACAAAGGGGATTATTTCAAAAATAAGTTCAAGCAATCGTCATCCCCTCTACTGCACTACTCTTGCTTAGACATAGGAACACCTAAGCCCCTAAGCATGTTTAGCCCGTCGTTGTCGTTTAATAATTCCCGATTTGATATACGCTGTTTACGGCGAGCCGCCGCACTATTACCATCCATTTTCTTTTTGCTGTCGGATGTTGCTTTCTCGATTCTTTCGCTCATCTCCATAGCGACTAATAAATCCATACTTAACATTTCTTGACCGCCTTCGCAATCGTATCTGTCCCACAAATCCGAGGGTAGCGTTCCTTTATACGCCATGCACAATGTTGGTGCTACTCGGAAGAAGGTTCCAAAGGGAGGCCACCTTCAGGGTCATCTCCCCGAACAAACCCAAGAATCATTCTCAATTCTTCACCTGTCAAATCATCAATGTCAAAGTCCTTTGGTCGGACAATACTCTTAGGAACCCACTCACGGATTTGGTTTTCCATACCGCAACCGGCTTCTTCTAAAGCCTCGGCAAATTCTGTTTGTTGTTCGTCAGTCCACTCGGATGTGTCTAATCCAAAGTGCGAGAACTTGCGAAATGTTTTCGCTTGGAGGTTCTCAATTTTCAATTTTGACATCCCACCGGCTTGTCGCACAATGAGTTTAGTTCCGTCGTCTAATTCAAATTCTTTTGTTAATACAGGCATTTTCTTCACTTCTTTTCTATTTCCTTTTAGGGGAATACTATACTTATGCTATAATGGCAACAACCGTTAAAGTTATGTCGTTGCTATCCTTTTTTCTTGTTGTATCACATGAAATGATAATATCATCATTTGCTATGGCGGCTCTAAAAGCCGTTTGGACTTCGGCGGCTGTTCCGGTGAACTGCAAGACATCAAGAGTAGTCTTATCAGCGATAACCGTTCCACCGTTATTTGCCATATTAAATCACCTTAATATGCGGAACTCTTTGTTGTTTGGAGGGTGCAATCCATCATCTTGTTATCGTTGCTTGAGTAAAGAGCAACAAAAGGAACAGACATTGTTTGTGTGTCTCGGCCTGAAACATTTGCGTCGGGTGCTTCAAATCGAATCTTGTAAAAGTTAAAGGTAAGGATGTCGGCAACTGATTCATTACCGAATTGAACCTTCATTTCTATACCGCTACCGGACAACTCAAGACCATCAGCCGCAATCAAAGTTCCATAGTTAGGGTTGCTTGCACCTGCACCGTCGTGTAGAATACGGTTGAACTCGATTGTTCCGCTAATCTCACGGCGTTGTGAAGGAGGTTGTCGGATGTATGTTGCATCTCCAAGACCGCAAGCGTTGTCGGTGTCGCTGTTCATGTTAATGTCGAAAGAGATTGACTTAACAGCGTTTGATGCGGTTGAGTCTGCATTAAAGAAAATCTTAGCGTCGGAAAAGTAAAGTGCGTTAAGACCATCGGCAAAAGAAGCGGTAAGTGTTCCAATTGCCGCAGTAGAGGCTTCCGCTTTACCAACAACGGATGCGGAAACCATGGCGTATTCGTTGATGTTTGCGCTTACTGAAAGTGAGTCTACAACACATCCTTTGTAGTAGTGTTCTTTGGTTTCTCGACCAATGCAAATAGTAAACGAAGGGATAGTTCCGGCTTCTGTGTAAACATGGGGATAAAGACCGCCTGAAATGCTACCTGTTGTATCTGTCGGGAAAAGACCAAGAAGTAATTGTCCTGTAAAATTGTCGTTAATCATAGCGAGGTTAAAATCGCCGCCGGAGTATTCCTTTCCGGTTACTGCTTTAGAAGCACCGTATCGGGATAAATCGTCGCGAGTCATAACATCATATTGATGCTTAATTGACTCGTCATCAACTTCACCGTAATAGTAAGTAGAGCCGGTCGTTCCGTATGCGGATTCTTTATTGATGGCGACAAATCGGTTTACAAAAGACATACATAATCACCTTTATGGCTAAACCACCCATCAATTGACACTTAAAGGTTATCAACGCGTTCTCATATTTATGCGTCTAAGATAGGTAAAAGTAATCATGTGTGTGCATACTGTATCGTCATCATCTAATTTGTGGTCGAGGTCAAGAGAGTATTCGATAAGACTATCAGTAGTTCCGTTCAAACCGGTGTTCTTATACACTTCGTCAAAAACTTCTCCGACAATGTTTAGTGCTGTCCGATACGCATTTTCATAATTTGTTCCTCTCGTAGTAACATACACAACCGTTTGGTATTGTTGGTCTACACGACCGCCTCCAAGAGCCGCAAATGTCGGGGATGTTAAAGTCCTAAGCATGACATTGATGATGGGCGTGGAGAGCCTCATAATCATGCTTTTAGAGACATCAAAGCCATACTTGATAGAAGAATTATCAACATGCGTTTTCAAATAGGTTTTTTGGCTGTTTTTTAGAAGGTCTACCGTAGACAAGGCCATTCTCAAAAGTGTGTTTGTTACGAAGTCGGATGGGGACAATTCATCGGGAGAAAAAACACCATGAGTAGAAACATACACCGAGCCAAATTGAACATTACCGCTACTTGTGCCGAAGTTAATTTTTTTGCCTGTTCCGCTTGAGCCTGTTACCGAAAGATAATGCGTCGAACCGTCGTCGTCTTCGATAATCTCACGCATGTATAACTTAGCATTACCTGATGCGTCAAGAGTTAATCTTAGCGTTAAAGGAACGGGGTTGTATTCGGCCATTAAAATATCCAAGTCGTCGCTTGTTGCTGTGGTTGCGCCAACCAATTTTATTTTATCGCCTGATGCTTGCACTTCGACATGGTAATCTCCGTTATCGAGAGACAACAGCACTTCGTTTGTGCTTGGTGTCGAGCCATATTTTATTACCGTAAAAATAGTGTAGTCCGATGTGGTGGGTGTGATATGATACTGTGCGTTTGTTACGGCCCAATATCCTGATGATGCCGATGCACCGCTACCGGTAGCCGAAAACACTTGGTTGTTTTCTGTGATTGTTGGTGATGTTGGGTTTTCACCGACCATGCGTGAAGTCCAATACTGTGATGTTGTTGCTATCGCCATTATGAAAACCTACCCTTTAACTCTCTATTAACATAACCGTTAATTCTGTTTCTAAAGTCTTGTTCAGCCGAAGCAATGTAACCTAAAGCCGGAAAACCATAAGTGTAACTTTGACCGCCAACTGCCGGAATCCAAGCGGAACCGCCACCTTCCGAACCTATTTGACGACCCCTAATATGTGCTGTGCCTTTACCGCCACCTTTCCAACGAAACATATGGGCTTGAACCCCGTCTTCTAAAGCGGCGGCAATAGGGTATGTTCCTCCTATATCATCGGGCGAAGTATGAACACCTTCTCCACCTAATGTTCCACCATGAACACTTGGCCCACGCGAACCAAACCTTGCTTCGGCATCAACCTCATGGCCTTTTACGCTTACCGAGTGTTCCGAATCGAGAGAGTGTCCTACTTTCTGTGCTTGTGGTGTATGAGAAGAAGCCGCATACAATTTATCTCTCGCTTTGAATTTGACTTGAGACATAGCCTTTCCGATAGCGTTTTTCATAGCGTGGGCGACATCATCTACGATGTCATCCATGAGTCTATTTAACTGCGTAACATCAACACTAACAGTCATGCCGTTTAGGGTCATGTCGTTAATTTTAATTTTGCGAGCCATCAATCAACACTCCCCAAGTGAGCGAGTCGCTTGAGGTTGTTTTCGCCTCTTTCGCGTAGTGGGCTACTGCGAAGCGACCCTTCGGTAGTGGTCGTTTGAAACATAGACTCGTCTTCAAAATAATAAGCGGCGGCTATGTCAGCACATATCTCTCTCAACACATGAGCGAACTCACCTTCTTGAACAGCCGTTCCGTCGGCGTGGTCGGCACTAACTCCGGTAACTCCGGTCAAGGTGTGTGTAGATTTACCGGTATAGGAAAAAGAGTCGCCGTCAATATTACCTGAGCCGGATGACTCAAAGGATGAGCCGCTTGTTAAAACAATACTTGTAGCACCTGCGGCTACTGCACCGTTAAGGGTAGTTTCGCCAATCTCTCGGCTTGGTGCGCTACGGCCATAATCACGAAACTCTTGGTCTATGTCAATCGTAGCACGACGGATAGCGTTTGTCAATCGCGAGGATGCTCTTGTTCGCTGTGCGCTGTCAAGACCAAGCCTTGAACCGACATCGGATGTAGTGCAATAATATGCCATCACATAACCCCCTGAACATCAACACCAAAGGAAGCGAACAGGGCGATAGCGGCGTATTTAATGTATTTAGCCATAGTGGATAACTCAAGAACTGCTTGTTCAAGCAAACGAACTCGGTCGTCTAATTCATCGAGTCTGTCATCATTCCTCGGCATCTTCAATCACCTTTTTTGCTTCTTCAAGTCGAGAGATGAGGTCGGCCTTTGTTCCATCGACTGCGAGGCCGTTGTCGTTGGCAAGTGCAATCAATTCAGCCTTTTTCATTTTCTTGATAGAGGATAGTGAGGGTAAATCTTTAACAATATCTTTTAGGTCTTCGGCCAACTCAAGGACTTCATCGAGTGTAATTTTGCCATCGGCCATCAATTTTTTGTATGCTTTGTAACCGGCCAAACCAAGACCGACTGCAATAGCCGCAAGTAGTATAATCATTTCTACATCCATATTTCTCATTCCTTTTGGTATAACACTTCTTTAACTGCGCTATGGGGTATAACGGTAAAGGGTCTGTTTTCACCAACCCTATAAATCTTGTAGCCATGAGGTGTCTCTTCAATGTTTACATTTGTGTAACATCGTTCAGGCGGTTGATATACTATTTTTCCCTTTCTTTTTTGTGTCATAATTAACTCTCCAAAAACGCTTTTATTTCATCCGAACTCCAAACAGGCAATCCCGAAGGCCAATTTGAGCCTAAATGATATTGCCCCCTAAAGTAATTGAAGCAGGTATCGTCATCCATAAACGACCAATCTTCATCGGGGAATGTTGTTTCTAATTTTTCTTTTACTGTTGGCATCACGCATCACCTAATCTAATTACTTTTACTGATGTTCGGTAGTCGTTATATGCGGCAAGGTAATACCCACACCCATTAAGATAAGCGGAAAAGTAAATGTCTACTGCCGAACCGCCGGTTCTAATTTTTGCTGTTGTTTGGTGATTGTATTTTACATTTATACCGTTTATTCTAATAACTTTTCTTGTTGTAGCATATCGTCTGTCGCCACTATTGTTTGTTGATATTTCAATAAAGGAATCAATGTTGGCGGCACTTGTTCCGTGTCCGAAAATATCAGTCGAAAACCACACATCGTAAATACCATTAGCGGCTAAAGTAAGGTAGCCGTCGCTGTCTAAAACAATACTTGTATGGTCGCTTGCTGTGGTGGCCGCAGTCCAAAAACTTGTATCGGCTAAATCCGCAACCCATCTTGTATTACTGTTAAAGTCATTGCTTGAGGATGTCGAAGGGTTGTGATTAACCATGCGGTATTCAGCGAACTCCAAAAGGTCAAGTGCGTTTAACTTGGTGTGGTCGTCATCAGTAAATACATTTGAATCAGTTGCGGCTTCAACAGCCGCCCTTACTTCGGCATTACTTAATTGAGTATTAGTGTCGGCGTGGTTACTTGCATGTATTGTCCCTGCGCTTGCACCGGCCCAATCAACATGCTCCGCCGCTACAAAATTGTTTAGCGAGTCGTGGTCTATTTCACCGGGAACAGCAACGGCTGTAATTGTAGTGCCACTGTTTGTTACACCGACACCATTAGCACCCAACAAAGAAAAATCCGCCGAACCTCCTGTATCTTCGGCCTTAGAACCACCGCCACTATCAGTAGTTATTGTTACTCCGGTTATGTCTCCTGAACCACCACCACCGGCTATTGCACTACCGGAGGTTAAGGCAATATCGTTTCCGGCATCGTTTGTAAAATAAAGAGAATTGGGGGCATCGTTTTTTACCCAAAGCAAACCTTTGGTTGCGGCTGTTGTGTGTCCTGTTGCACCGATGTTTGCGGCTTCGTCAATGATAAGACCGTCTACGGTAAGGTTTTCTACTTTAGGAACGGGGCCGACTGCATATTTAGGGCTTCTGTAAAGTCCGTTACTAAGTTGAGAGTAAGACCAAGACCCCCTAATTTTAGGCGGTAAAGTAGTTCTTATCTCGGAACCCTGTTGGTCTGTTCCTTGTGGCCCAATCATCATGCACCCATCTTGTATTTCTAATTCATCACAAGTAAGAATGCTGTTATCAGCGACCGTTATTTTATGACCTGCTGTTCCGGCTTTCAAAACCACCTTTCGATAAACCGGTGTAAAAGTGGCTGTTTTTACCGGTAAAGCAAAACCTGAACCCGAACCTGCCAAAAACTCAAAAGTAGATTCTCCGGCATCGAAACCGGTAATACTACAAGTAAAAGCCGTAAAGTCAAAAATCTTTTTTCTATCATTTGCGTCTACTGCGGCTAATGGTGCAAAGGATGTTACCGTATCACCAATAGTAAAAGCAGTAAAAGATGCTTTACCGCTTGTTCCTGTGGGCGTTTCATAATCAGGCCCGTATGTTCCATCCGCAAGAACTACTGTTGGGTGTTGGCCGTCATCGAATTTCACTCCGGTTCCACTCATTGTAAAAAGTAAACCTGTTATTACTGCGTTATCACCAATTAAAACATACCTACTATTGTATGTTTTGTAAGCACCAAACCCACCATAAAAAATAATTTCCGTAGTGCTACCTGCAACAATAGTTCCGTTAGCAAAAAGACCTTTTACTCTTATTTTAGTGTTTAAAGTAATTGTTCTATTACTACCACCTGTGGCAAATGTAGATTCGACAATGAGTTCATCAACACTCAAGGTATTTCCACCCGGAGTTGCTATGTCCCAAACACAATTAGCAGTAGCATTGTTGTCAAAAAGTGCTACATCACCTGCGGCGGGTTTTGTTCCACCTTGCCAATTAGCGTCTGTGTTAGCACTTGTGCTTGAACCGCCAATCCATGTGATAGTTGCCATATTACTCACTTTGCATTGTCTTAGTGGATTTTAGTTTAGACAAAACCGCCATCCCACCTTTTTCTTGAACAACAGCAAGCATTTCTTCGGCTCTTTTACTAAACGAGTTAAGTTGAGCCGCAAAACGAATGTCTTGTTCTTTCTTTTCGCTATCTCTTACATATGAAGGGGATGTGTCAATAAGAACCTGTAAACAATCTACGCATACAAGTGCTTTTATTGCCGATTCTTTTTGAGCCGTTGATACAGCGTTTGTTGAATCGGCGGCTAATCCAGAAGAAGTAGTTTTACGGGAAGTTTTAGTAACTTGTTCAGTTCTAATCGTAATGTATTCGGTAATGGTGGCTTCATTCAAACCTCTCGGTCTGTTAAGCAAATCGCGTATGTTGTCCGTAGTAACCGCCATTTCACTCACCTAATGGTTGTGATACAGGCCACCTATCGTTATAATCTTTCGGCACATCAATTGCTTGTGTTCCATTAGGGGGTGTGGCTGAACGACCCATGACAAATACTAATTTTGTTTTAACAATATCATGTGCCATTTTACTATCGGGCAACCAATAAGTATTATTGTCGGGCAAAAGAGTTGCCGGAGAAAGAGGTTTTCTTGATGTGGGTTTTGCTAAACGAAGCAACCAACCTGTGCCGGATAACCAATGGTTATCTCTATGACGCAAATCTACAATTTTTGCATTTTCAGGAATAGGTATTCCTTTTTGCTTTAGTGATTTTACAAGTTTAGCCTTTTCGCTCATTCAACAACCTTCTTACTTTTCTTTGCTTTAGGCTTTGCTTTAGCCTTACTCTTACTTTTTGTTGGAGGGATAACATCATAGTTACCCTCGGCGTTTAGACGATAGACTGTGCCATCGGCTTCAGTCCACTCTTTGAGTTGCTCACTCATGGTTAATCACCTCAAACAATTGCTTCGTGGAAAGTAATATAAACATCACAAGCACCGGCTGTAATAGCGGCGGTTCCGATAGTAAGCAAAAGGCTGTGCGCCCCTGCTAAACCAATTGCGGCTCCACCCATAGTAGCGCAGTTTTCCCAACCAACGGTTGCGACGGTAAGTGCGGCATCGTTAAAAGCAGTAGCGGCCATAATACCGGCGGCTGTTCCTGTATACCCAAGAGCGATTGTTGCGCTTCCATCGGATGTAAATGCTTGAGTTGGGACTACCAAAAACGATTTGATAAAGGTTCCGGCAACAAGTGTTTGTGCTGTTCCGTCAGGAGCAGTTAGAGTTTTAGCACCGGCAGTCTTTGAAGCACCGTCGTAAGAAAACTTTAGGGTCTTTTCGATAGTTGTAGCAGTTTTAGCATCTGTTACTGCATCATCGGCTAAGTCGGCAGTAGCAATACCACCTGCGGCGACATACTTTGTTTCTACAAAGTCTTGGAATTTACGGTTTTGAGCCAAATAAATCACCTCAAATTACGCCTGTAATCTTAGCAATTCTGTTTGAGAGTCCAGCCGAAGCACCGTCTTGATGTTGGTGAACGACAGCACCCATGTAGCCGGTCAAGAGCCAATCAAAGCCGACTCCCGGTAGACGAGTAAGTTCGGTTTCTTGATAACCTGCACCGTTGTAAGTAAAGAACTCGGCAGTCTCGGAACCCGGTATCATAAGAACCGCGTCGTCTTCGATAGCACCAACAGTATTACCTGAAAGAAGAGTCTTACCACCTGTGTAATCACGGGTGTAGTAAACAGTCATCTTTGCGATTCGAGCCATGTGGTCTTGAAGGGATTCAACAACATTTCCGTAGAGTTGAGTGTTGAGCAAAGCACTTCGAGCCGAAGCAGGTAGAACGAGAGCCATTGCTTCGTCTCCTGAAACACGGGCGTTAGCGAAGACCTTATCCATAGTGTTGAGGATGTCGGATTCTTCGTCAGCAGTAGCCGCACCAAATGTTGCGGTAGCGGCTTGACTTTGACCTGCGCCTTCGTGAAGTTTGTTTAGGATGAGGTTGTCGATAACATCAGCACGACCTCGGACAATAGCCATTTGTTGTCGGTCAATGTTTTCAAAGGATTCGCCCCGAAGTCGAACTGTGTCAAGGAAGACACATCGGCCTTGTCCTTTTTCGAGTTTGACTGTGTAGTTGCTTGTTCCAATCTTGGTTGGGTCGGTTGTAGCCGAATCATCCAAAGGATAACTGAATGTTCCTTCAACGCCGGTATACCACTTGAACTCAAGCCAAGGGACTGTTCGTGCGCCAACAAGTTGTGTTCCAATAGCCAAGCGTCGGCTTTGGAGTTGGATAAAGTCTCGGAGGGTTTGTTGAAGAACTTCGTCTCCGGTTCCGAATGGCCCTGCGGCCGCGCCTACTGATAGTATTTCTTCTAATGATTTGTTTGCCATGATATTCACTTCCATATTTTTTTTGTTATTCATGCTCAAGCGAGAGCGACCCCACTAAGTAGAACAGGAACCATGTCTCCGTTGTCGGATGATGTAATTTCACCTTCACCGACATAGATTCCGATTTTCTTGTCGGAAGAGTCTTGTGAGTCAAGAAGTAGTCCAGCCGCACCTGCATAAACAGGGAGTCCGAAGGTGTATGTTTGAGAAGCCTTGGATTGAACCATTTGCACACCAACAAGAGGGAGGAAAGAAACGGTTGCACCGGTTGTCTCAAATGCTTGGTCGGCATCACGGGATGATTCACCGGCTGTAATACCGATAGGAACGACTGCGCCACCCGGATGGATTTTAGCATTGTTGGTTGTTCCGTCGTTTGTCAAAATAAGACCGACACCTGCAAAAGTTTCAGCGTCTTTCAATGTAATGCTTCGTGGGTCTACTGCGTTAAATGCTACCATCTTAGTTCATCTCCTTTAGTTCGCTGTATTTAGGGGCGCGAATGCGATTGTCGGATGATTCTTGACCCGACAAGGTTCCGTTCCATGTTGAAGCCCATGCGTTCCATGCTTGAGCATAAACGCCTTCAGGGGTTTCGACCACTTTACCGTTTAGGTAATTGGCGACAACAGGTTCGGAGGTTTTTGCTTCTTCGGATGCAATAGCAGGTTCGGAAGCAGGTTCGGCAGGGGCCAAAACCTTTTCTTCAACAACAGGTCGGGATGATTCCCAAGATGCGATTAAAGATGTGATAGTGTCAGTTGAAAGGTCTTCATGTCCTTTTAGGCCGAGTTCGCTTGCTTTAGCAACAAGTCCACTTCGGATTTCTTCTGCTTTAGCGGCTTCGTTAGCCTTAAATTGTTCGATTTCAGCGCGAGCCAAAACCAATTCAGCCTGAATTGATTCCATCTCGGAGGCGAGGATTGTTTCTTCTTGGGTTTCTTCACTCATTGGATTCACCGTTGGTTGATTCTCACCACTTAACGATTGACCTATAAAGGTTGGTGATGACGATGCTACTTCGTTATTTTTGTCTAAACGCTTTACCTCTTCGATATTTGCACGATTATAGGCCGGTTTATGCACAATAGCCAAGTGGTCGAAAGTAAAGTCCATGTCAAATACCATGCCGTCTTTATCGGCCTTAACAGGAACGCCGTAGCCGCCGATAGATACTCCATATTCGGGCTTTAACCACAAACCTGATTCAAGAGCCTCAAACAATTCAGCCCTAAGAACATGAGCAACATATCGCACTTCATACTTATTATCGCCTATGTCGTTAATTGTTGCCGAAGTTACTAATCCGACATTTGCTTCGTTTACGCCACCGTCAGTATTACGGTCAAAACCAACATCCTTTGCTTTAGGATGATTTAGTGTAAGGTCAGCACCGAACATTTGTTCTACTGCGTTTTCCGCCCCTCTACGAGTTAAAGACCAATTGTTTTTGTTGAAACCTTCGTGAAATGCTATTCCTTTTATCTCAATAATACTTTGGCCGGTGGATGCTTCTACTTTAGCGAAAATACTATCTACGGATATTTCCATAGTAACATTAACGGGTTGGCAAACACCTGCAACCAATTCTTCACCAATAGGACAAGAACAATTTTCGGATGCAATATTATCTCGCTTTAAGACTCTACCATAACTTGCGTCTTTTTCTTTTTCTTTGTCGTAAGAAGCGTCTTCAGGGAACTCATGCCCTTCGTGTGCCGACATACAATCTTCGGATGAATTACCCATTTGTTCACAGCGAGTCATAAACTTACTATGTGTTTCACCGTCTTCAGGAGAAGGTAGTGCGGCTTTTTTTGTTTTCATAGGAACACAATTAGGAACTTTACGACCGTTTTTCATTTTCATACCGTATTGTTCCCAACCGGCTTCGCAAGGGTCGTCATCATCTTTTGCTTCCGCATGGTCGGAACAATCATCACAACAAGCCTCTACTATTTCTTCAATGTTAGCAAATATAGGTTGTTCTTCGTTTTCCATCCACTCTTCATGTAATGAAGCCTCTACTTTCTTTCCACCACGCCATTGTCTACAAGACCAATAACCGGGTGTGGTTCTGTCTTTCTTTTCGGAACAATTATGGCGGTCGCGGAAAGCCTTACGCCTTTTAGGGTCATCACGCTTAATCTCCATGTTGGGGTCGCCAAAGCGCACGATAACTACTCTACCTGCACTGTTTTGAACATAAACAGCAAATTTCTTTTTACCGCCTGATGTGCGAAAAGGTTTGTTAAGTGTAACCTTTTTACCTTTGTATTCGGCGGCAACGGCAGGTAAATTGTCGTCATCCATATGTTCAGCACTTTTGATTTGTCTTTTAAGTGTTAGCCAAGTCTCCATATTTGTTTAGATTCGTTGCGTATATTTTTGTATGTTTCTTTTGTCATAATATCTCTTACATCAGGAAACCATTTAACTTCTGTATAACCTAATCTTGATACTACCTTTGCTAAGTGTGGTAATGTAGAATCCTCAATCGGATTAAGAATTGTAATTTTAGGTATGTCTTTCAACCATAAAGAATTATTTCTTTGGTTTAGCAGGTAAGAATGTAAACCATGCCCTCGCCAATATTTGCGTATGTATGTGTTGCCAACCAATACAAATTTTTGTTTACCTTTTTCTTTTATCGTTAAAGAACCTGTATGACCTGCGGCTTGCCCGTTAATCATAAGAACCCAATAAACCATATTGTCAAACAATTTAGGATAGCCTTTTTCCGATGCGAGAGGTAATTGTCTACCCCATAATTCGCAAAGGTCTTCGTGCATCAATACAAGGTTTGTAGAAATAGAATCAACAAACAATGCCATTTACTCATTCCTCTTGGGTTTGAATGGCGGCAATATTTTCTTTGTATTTTTCAACAATATGTGCGTGTTCTTGAGCCGATTTGAGCATTACTTGTTGATGCGACATAGAAGACTTTTCCATGTCAATAATATGTTGCTTTCGCATTGCATCTCGAACTCTTTCGTGTTCCATTTCAACACCCATGTTGTCAATCTCGATTGTTTGTTCGGATTCCCACATACGAAGAACTGTTCCAAGTGCCGGAACAGCCACACCACTAATAATTGCTAAAAGTGCAATGAATCCCTCAATCTCTACTAAGACAACATCGGGCTTCATTATACCCATACCGACTATTGAACCTGCGGCAAGAAGCCATAGGTAGATTGTTGGTAATACTGTTCTCTTAACCATTCGGTCGTTAAATGTGTCGGTTTTTTTATTCATTCGGATTCCTCCTTTTTGCCTTCTTGTTGGTTTGTTCGTGGTAATTCACCAAGATTTGTTTTAGGTTGAGAGTCTTGTCGGGATGCCCCGTCTTTTGTCGCAGGTAATCCCACGATGTCAAGTGATTCATTAAGTGTTAGTATACCTGATTGATAACCCATAACTGCTCGCTTCATCATATCCATTGGGGATTCTTCGGCAACAGGGGCAAAGTCAAAGTCCGGCAAGTCCGACATCTTATGTTCAATACCAAGTAATTCAAGGTGTTTTGAAAATAGTTTCATAACTTCTTGTTTTACAACATACTGCAAACGACGAATCGCTGTGTTAGCCCACATATTTGCGTTGTATGTAGCGGCAAAGGTTGAACCCTTTTCTTGCCCTGCGGCTACACGGGGAACATGCAAAACTGCGGCGATATTTGCCCCGACCATATCAAGGAAAGCGGAGTTATCAGGAACGGTGTTATTGAGGTCTACATGGTGCAATTCTACATAGGATGGTAGAATAGGCATTTGGTCGCCTCGAAGCCCTTCAAAGAGTGTTATAACATCATCCATGATGGTGTTTAGGCGTTCTACTTGTTCGTCGGGGTCTTGGATGTGTTCGATAGCCGATTTGTCAATAGTAATAAATTGCTTTGTCAAAGCATCTTCAAGAGCAATACGATTATTCATACTGTTATACTTTGCTCGGATGGCTTGTTTGAGGGAGGTAAAACGGGATGCGCCCCACACACCGTATGTCTTGCGTAGTTTGATGTCGTCAAACCAATTAGAACGGTAATCTATGCGAAAGTGCATTACTTCGGCTTTAGGGAATATCATAGGGTCAAGCCCTTGTTCTCTTAGGATGTAGTAATCGTTTGACATAATCGGGTTGTTTTCGTTAGCGGTAAACGGCATACCAGAAGCACCTCTTTTGTCTACAATACTAATTTGTTTTATGGGTAAACTTTGCACATCAGTAATACCGACACCTGCTCTACCTACTAATTTGTTAATGTCATTACCGTATACCATAAGGTTACGCATAGCGTTAATCAAAAAGTCATCAAAGTCAAAAGACTCAATCATCATGTCTATTGCATTACGGATAGTGCCATTCTTTGCTTTCTTCATGTCAATGGTGTATGCGTTTGCTGTCAATGCGACTGAACGAACAGCACCGTTTAGTTCAGGGTCAAGTTTTACCATGCTATCAAACAAATCAAACTCATTGTCAAAATTAGTATCGGCTTGAAATTTGTCAGTTTCTTCAAATATGTTTGGTAAACCTGCGGCAACACTTAAAGAAACATTTGAACCTACTCTTTGAATTGGTTGTTGTTTTGCGACAACCGGCTTAGAACGGAAACGGTCAAAAATGCCCATATTTTACGGGTATATCGGGTGGTTTATCAATTATTGCCCCGTTTTTTTACTTTTTTTACAATTCCTCTACCGACAAAGAGCCAAAAGATAACTTCAAGCACAAGTAAAACGAATGCAATTGGCCCGGAGTAATGATAGTCGAAGGCCATATCCGACATTCCTCCTGTATCATATTTAGTGATAGGCATGTTTGACTCTTAAGTATTAGTGATTCTTGATTATTTCTATTGTGTGTGTTATTACAAAAAAAATAAAACGACGCACTGAATACTATTAGTGTTAATTCTTTTTTTGTTTCAAAGACAATTAAGAAAAGTAGTTATTACAATAAGCAAATAGGCAAAGTTGGCCCGTTCTTTACCTATGAAACAATAAAAGAATTATGTAAAAACGCAACACTGTGTCTAATTTAATTCTTTTTACATAAGAGTAAACAATAAAAAAATAAAACCTTATAAGGGGAGGGGATAAGCAAGATTTAATGCGCGCTCCACCTAACTACGGACACGACTTAATCCTTGAATTTTTTGACTCCGAAAAAAGCGTTATGGATAATGCACGAATGTTGCATGACATGGATAACAAAAAATCTGTTAAAGGTTGGGAAATGAGTATTGTTAAAATGAAAAGTGCAGGTAAATTAGTAATTGAGCCAAAAGTAAAAGACACATCAAATACTTTTGCCGAAAAGGTTCCTGAGTCATACTTTTACGACCAAGTAAATGATGAATACTTTACATTTCTTTCGACTGCCAACACCATGATTAAAGTTGAAGGTGATAGGCATAGAGCCATGAAAACCGCGTATAGTAATATGGTTGGTAAACCGGCATCCATCAACGAAGTATGTCGAGAGTTTGGCATACCGCGAGCATGGTTTGATGAGTATAGGCGGCGACATGGATGGACTCACGACATGGATATTTACACTGATGAACAAATCATGGAGTCAAGTGTAGAACAATTAGTTGAAGACTTAGTTCTTAAGCGACGACATCAATTACATAAAAAGTTTGAGCGTAAAAAGTGGAAAGAAATAGAAGAAGATGCCGACAAGTATCGTATGTTTGAAACAAATGTTCTTGCCGATTTTAAGAATCTCATACAAGAAAAGGCAACAAGTGTCTCTCAATTGGCATTACCTGTAAGCAACGACCCATTCTCTCTTGTTATTAGTCCGACTGACTTTCATTGGGGCAAATACGGATGGGTTGATGAAGTCGGTGAAACCTATAACTTTGACGAAGCCAAAAAACGCCTTATGGGTAAAACCCAAGAATTGATTACTCGACTTTACAGTAAACCTGAACAAATTATTATTTCTACCGGTAGCGATTGGTTCCATGTTGATAACGATGCGGGAACTACAACAAAGGGAACACCTCAAGACATGATAGGTTCCCCTGCCGAAATACTAATGACCGGTTGTAAGTTGGCGCGTGAACACATAGATTTGCTTAGGCAGGTTGCACCGGTCAAAGTAGTGTTTATGCCGGGTAACCACGATAGAATGTCGGCTATTGCTTTGATGATGTATTTGTCGGCAGTATACGAAGACTGCGAAGACTGCGAAGTTGTTGTATCTCCTTCAACCCGACAATATGTTGAGTATGGCAATAACCTTATTGGTTTTATTCATGGCGACGGTGCTAAAAACCTTGAAGAGTTAATGTCGTGCGAACAACGCGAGTTATGGGGCAAGTGCCAACACCATACTTGGTTTCACGGACATTTGCATCACCGTAAGGTTTTGGAAAGCAAAGGGTGTATGATTATACAATTACCATCCTTAGCCGGACATGACCGATACCATGCTCGACAAGGTTATACTACTTCTCAGGCCGGATTAGCCGCACACATTATTGACAAAGAAAAAGGAATTATAGGTTCTATGTTTGCCCCCGTTGGTGAGCATTGATGCCACATAAACCAATACCGAGAAAATTAAGGCGGTGTGCTATGTGTGGTTACGAATCCAAGATTTGTTATACAAGTCATAAAGTGTGGAGTTCTAAAGAAAAAAGAATGGTCTACTGTGGAATGATGAGGGTTGTAAGATGACTGAAATAAAACGAGAAGCGGTAGTGTGCGACTCATGCGGTTGGGCAAGTAAATATATGATGAGGGGAAAGGCTTTAACAAGAGTCTGTCCGTATTGTGGAATGCGCTCGCTTAGACCGCAGTAGATGATACTATGTATAACATAACAAAAACCGTATTTTGGCAAATTCCTATCGAAAATTATGTGATGTCCTATGGCGAGTATAAAACAAGCATTAGCATTTGAAAGAGCAAGGCACGATGTTCAATATTTTTATCGTTGGCTTGGTTATTCTTGGGGCGAACATATAGGTAAATGGATGGACTTATACACTGATAGGAAAGGTAGCCATGTTCACCGTGTATGTATTATCGCGCCTCGTTCCCATAGTAAAAGCACAACTTTGGGTGTTAAGTTATTGCATCAATGCCTTTTTGAGAAGTATAACGGTAATCCTTTACAGGTTTGGTTATTTAGTGCAAGTCGCGATACTGCAATTCGCCGTTTGGCTGAAATTCGTAGTGATTTGACAAAGCACCCTGAATTATCTCGATACCTCGATACAAGACGAGGTGGTAAAGTCGAGTTGTATTTTAACAACGGCGCAGTAATCCGTTGTTCTTCTGTGGGTTCCGCTATTCGTGGTGAGCATCCGGCTATTATTGCTCTTGACGATGTATTGCTTGACGCTAAAAAAGAGTTGAACAATGAACAGTTGCGCCATTGGTTGCGTAAGGTTGTTATGCCTATGCTTGACCCCGGCTCGTCAATTTACTGTGTTGGAACTCCAATGGCTATGACTGACCTTTACCACACTGAAATGTTGGATAATACCCAATGGAAAAGCGGAACATGGTCGGCATTCCCTAATTGGGATGAGCATAAACACGACCCCGACAAATTGGAGGCTCTTTGGCCGGAGTTTAGACCGGCTCAATTTTTGCTTGAACAGCGTGAGTCTATGGGTGCGTTGGAGTTTGCTCAAGAATTGCTTTGTCGAGTAATAGATGACGACTCGGCAGTATATCCCCGTAAGTATACCCGTAAAAATATGGACTTAGAACAAGTGCTTGATACAGAAAAGCGGGACAATTGCCGGTATGTTATTGGGTTTGACCCTTCGCAGGGATTAGGAAAAGACTACTCGGTGCTATGCGCTGTCCGACAAGAAAGTAATGGCGATTTAGTAGTGTCAAACATTTGGCGAAGGAACGACTTTCCCCCTGACAAACAGGCTGAAATGATTGGCGAATGGTGTAAGCGATACAGCGCACCTTTGGCGGCTGAAGATGTCGGATTTCAACGATTGTTTAAGTCGCTGTTAGAGGCTAAGGGTATCGGCGTAGATTATAGGGAAAGTAAAGTTAGCAACAAAGGTTTGAAACAGGCTTTGCTTAACAGGCTTAGGGTGTGGTTCGAGCGAGAAAAAATTGTCATCCCGTATGGCGACGACAAAACTCGACGCATTATGAGCGAGTTGCTTGACGAATTAGAATCACACGCTTGGAAAAACGGCGAGATTGTTGATACAGGCCGACACAACGACTTGGTAATGGCATTGGCACACGCAGTAGACCAATTTTCAGGCGGAATGAAAGGTGCGAAAATGGTCTTTGGCAAATCGGGCAAAGGTGAATGGGCCGGTGGTAAGGCTAAAGCAAGAGCGCGTGGCAATCTTAAGGTCGTTAATCGACGCAGGTATTGATACTTGTTTTTCATAATTTTTTGTAGTAAATTTTGCGGGAGGCTAAGCAATGGTAAATGTGCCTCTTTTTTTTACTTTTGGAGTAAAAAAAGAAAAAACCCCCCAAAACCCCCCCTAAATGGGCCTGAAATTTTCCGATGGTATCAATTGACCTATTGATACCTTGAAGGCTCACAGAGGCGTTTATATTGCTGTTTTTAGGGGTGTTTCGAGTTTGTCTATGTCGGCACTTTACAATTGACATGAAAAAGGCACCCGTCGGTTCATGTTTTGGATAAGTCAAATACGGGTGAACATTTGACTTTCTATCCTTTGTTTTCGATTCTTAGCACCTCGTTTTGGTATTGATTACAATAATTTAATTCGATAAACAGGCTTTCAGTCAAGCGTTTTTCAGTCGTCTTCAGGTATCAAGTTCGGGTTGATTCTTTCACAGGCCAAGCCGAAAGTTACACCGTTGTATGCAACATCGAAGCACACAGGCACGACTTTGGCGGGGACTTTGATGGAGTCGTTCCGTCGAATCATAACACCGTTTGAGCGAAGTGCTTTGATGGCTTCTTTCGCTGTATACACACCCATTTGGTAGCCAATAATTAAGCGAGCCGTTGCGACCGGTATCATGCAAGAGCGCATGTGGATTTGATGCCCGCCGTATGTCTTGAGTTCACCATCACTTTGAATTTGAGGCATTGAAATGGCATTCGCATGGCCCGAAAGTCTGTATTTTGGCATTGAGCATACAGTGCATGAGTTTGGCGAATCGCCTCCCTTCTTTACTTGTCCGTTGCCCATCAAGTTGCCACATCCACCGTTCTTCTTAGAACATGACCATGACTTAGCGGAGACGGTCAAATCGCTCAAGGTGTCGGCATTGATTGAGAGGTGTGCATATCCAAGCACTTCATTGTCGGCGTTCTTCGTTGGGCCGTATGTATGAACCTTGATGCCATGCTGATAAATTGAAGTGATAGGGTCATAGTGTCCCTCTTGTTCACTCAATCGCATTGAGGTGAAACCTTGACGGATTAACTCCGACGGGTTCAATTCAATGTATCGGACAAAGTCGTGAGCATCCATCAATTCAAACGCTTCAAGAGCGCGGTGTGAAGTGATGTCTTCAAGGGCGAGTGTATCACCAATTGTCGAAGCAACGGCACCCATGTTTTCAATACCTGCTTTCTTCAAGCGAAGCAATTTATCGAAAGCCATGATACCCATAACAGCATCGCGAGCCTTCTTTGATGAATCAAGCACTTGCTTGAATCCGGTTCCGTTGGCATTCATTGAAACGCGTTCTTGATTTCGTCCGATGTATTCAACCACAGCAAGGCCGGCGTTCACCATTGCTTCGCTGTTGATGTCCTTTCGTCGAATGTTCGCAGTTCGGGCGTAAAGCATAGCGTCCTTGCACATTGGCGTCCCTTTGTATGCAAAGGTTTCGCGTTGCTTCTTGTTCAAGGTCTTTCGTGCCTTGGCGTCATTGACGGTCAAGGTTATTCGCTTGAACACTTCGTGGCGTAGCACATCCCCGAATCGCTTAAGCACCTCGTCGGAAAGGTCTATCATTGTCTCGTTTGAGGTTGCTTCAACAGCAACGACAACCGGTATTTTTTCGGTTTGTTCAATATCAACGACATTGAACACACCGTTTTTGGTATGGGTTTTTTCCTCCATGTGTCTACGGTATCTATAACGCATATATCAACCGACCGACTAAAAAGGGCGTTTTTGGCGTTTTTAGGTTTGTTTTGGCCGGTTCCGTTGCGAATTTTCAGGTGTGGGTTGATGTGCGTTTTTTGGCTAATTTAGGGGGTTTTCTAAATCATGTTTCATGTTTGACCTGATTTTTAGGGCTAAACGCATGACTGCGAGGCATAACATGATTGAACATGATTCAACATGAATGATTCATGTTCGTATTTTTGGATTTTTTGAAATCGGTCGGCGCGCGGACCGGATTTTTTGAAACTTAGTGTATTTTCTACACTAAGTTTTTTTTTCACACTATCATAAATTAGTCGCGACTAATAAATCAAAACCCTGAAAAAAATTAGTCGTTAAAAAAGATTAGTCGAAAAAAAATTAGTCGATAAAAAAAGACCCAGAAAATTAGTCGCTAATAAATTAGTCGATAAAAAAATTAGTCGTAAATAAAATCACCAAAAAAAAAAGCAAATAAATTAGTCGAAACCCAGAATTAGTCGTAATTTGGTTCCCGACCCCTCCGAAGGGGGGTCAGGAACGGCCTCGACATTAGTCGTATACTGTAAACGATTTTAGTCGTATTCAAACGCTCTTGTAATTAAGAACTGCGTAGTCTTCAAAATATTCAGGGTGTGTTTTGCACATGCCCCATTCAGTAGCGTAAATTTTGAGCCTGTAAAGGTATTCAATGTCGCCGTGAATTGAGCAGGTGGGTTCATACGCACCACATTTCCAACCGTCGCTGATAGCACCCTTTAGAGTGCGTTTATTGCTGTATTCATAATGACCGGCTACAATTATCCAACCTGCGACCTGTGAGGGATTACTTCTCAAGTTGCCTTTGTTGATGCCTTGAAGGATAGGGTCAAGGGATGGGAGGACACTTGAAGGGTAGCCATCACAATGACGGTAGAAAATGAGGTCTTGACCCTCATCATGTAGCCACTCGCCAAACTGCGACCTTTCGATGTATTGAACAACGACGTTACAACGAGTAGACATCAAGCCACCTCTTGAACTGCGGAATAGTTGCACTTGAGGCACTCTCCCACAAGGTCGCCGTCGCCAAGTCTGTAAGCGCGTTGAGGATGGTGGCCGCAATTGAGTTTCGTCATTTCAGGGATGAGGAAATTGCACCACATCTTGTCTTCATCGCCTGTCGGTAGTGCTTCGGTATCAAGGGCTTCATACGCATCCTTGAGTGTTTGCATAATCTTCTCAAGTTCTTCATATCCTCTAATGGCTTCGGGGTAATCCCAAGTCATATAGTCATATACATCACAAATTGCTACCTCAAGGCATTGTCGGGTAACGGTGGATTCATCCACAATAGGGCCGTCTTCGGGGGTATGGTCGTTTGCCATGTGTAATCCTATGTTGAACAGGTATATCAACACGGCTGAACGACTAATGAACGACTAATGCGATACGACTAATGAACGACTAATGCAAGGAACGACTAATGCAAGCAACCCACTATTAGTCGCGACTAAGTTATCGCACCTGATTTTTTATTAGTCGGGGTTATTAGTCGTAAGTGTTTAGACCAAAAAAAAAATTAGTCGTAAAGAGATTAGTCGCTCTTAGTCGCTAAAAAAATTAGTCGTTAAAAAAGGCTTCACTTTCCGGCGAACCGGAAAGCAAAGCGGCATCGACTTTTAGTCGTATACTGTAATTATTTTAGTTAATTACTCTTCAACCAGAAACCAAGTTTTTTCCATTGTAATGTATTCTTGGTCGGTCGGGATGTTAATTCCGATGGCATCAACGGATAGGGTTTCGGTGTATTCAAACCATTTTGTTCCGCCGTTGCTTTTGTATTCTCCGCATGGGTATAAGTAGCCCAATTGCCGGAACTCCGGCAAGGGGGTATCGTGCGTGTATATCATTATATCAGTGTTCATTTTATGTCTCCTGTTCAATCTATCCTACGGGCCACACCTATTTATACCTACCGCTTCGACTAATATGACGACTAATATGGCCTGAGCGTTATTTTCTTAATCGCGACTAGTTTTTCTTTTTTTTAGTCGTTATTGTTATTTTTTACGACTAATAGGCCATTAGTCGCGACTAATTTTATACCCTTTCAGTGTGCTTATTAGTCGCAATTCTCAGGCGTCGGCATTTATGGTGGGTTCGGAGGGGGATAACTTTTTTTTACGACTAAGAAGGGTATATCGTGCTGTTATTTTAGTCGCGCTTAATGCTAATATTAGTCGCGACTAAAATTACATTGAGCAGTAAGCGTATTAGTCGCAAAAAAACTTCATAGACACTTAGGAGGGGGTAATTGGAAAAGAGAAAAAAATTACGACTAAGAAGGAGACTGCGAACCTGATTATTAGTCGCGTTTAATATTAGTCGCGACTAAAAACATGGATTGTAATACGCATATTAGTCGCAATTTTATAGCGTCATTGTTTGCACCCCACCTAAGTGTCGAGGCCGCGTTTTTACGACTAATACGATGACTGCGAGCATGGTTATTAGTCGCGACTAATGGCGTTTTAGTCGCAAATAAATTAGTCGGTTGAAAAAAAATGCGCCAAAAATTAGTCGGTGCAGAAAAATCACCAAAAAATTAGTCTCGACTAATGACAGGCCAAGTTTTTTTAGAAAAATCAGGTATAAAAAAATAGTCGCGATTAAGAAACCTTTAAAAATTATTGAATAAAAAAATCCACGCCGAACTTTAGTCGCGTCTAATTATTGACTACAAATTATAAAAATTAGTCGTCTTTCCAACACCCGACTAAAAAACGCGAAACCATTTCCTTTATTTAGTCGCGATTAACTTTCGCTTCGCCGGAATCAGGATTGGCCGCATTAGTCGCAAAACATTAGTCGCTCGACTAATAATCGAAACCGAAAAATAACATTAGTCGCAAATCGCCCCGATTTCAAAAATAACATTAGTCGTCTTTTTCAGGTGTTTTTTCCGTAATAATATGAACGCACATACGCTCGCGAGGGGCATTAGTCGCCGTATTAGTCGCTCATTAGTCGTATCGGTAGTTTTATATAGTAGTATGCACATGGGTAATTAGAGGCGAAGCAGATGACCCTAAAAACCGAAACCCGACCAAAGACCGACCATATCACCTTGAAAGGTGTGCGCTGTAAAAAGTGTGGCTGTAAAAAGTTCACATCAATAGGCGTATCAAACGAAAATGCCCGTTGCATTCACTGTGGCACATTCACATTCCTATGGGGTGCTTGAATATGAAGACGACCGAATATTTCAAACCCATTTCAGTTATCACCACAAAGTTTCCTTTGAAAAAATATCATGTTATTTTTGTAGTCTCGCACACGGACACACACACACGCATAGCACACCTTGACACTATCAACGGCATTTACAAAACATCTCGCACCATCACACAAGCGCAATTCAAAAACGGCTACCGACCACTCAATAAATCCGAGGTGCTTCAATTTGTCGAAGAATGATATTTCAGTAGACTTCTCATGCACACACGCGCAATGGCCGCGTGTGCAAAAATCGCTTGAGAGATTTTCAAAGAAGTGTGCCTCGCGAGACATCCCGTTCAAATACGAATTTCAGGATTCGCCCCCACCCACCTATCGCGCCTTTGTCAAATGCAACCGAAAATACGGTTCCGTTTTCGATGAGCAATTTCAGGATATGACCGGCGCGAAATGGCGTTTCAATCCGAAAGTGAACCGGCGTCTCTATCGACTCAAATCTCCCGACATCGAAAAAATATGGCGTAACCTCGACCACATCGGAAAATTGCACACACCTCCCGAAGTTTTCAAAGAGTCAAAATTTGTCGGATATTCTACCGTTCAAATCAAGGCCCAATACACACCCCCTTCAAAGTGGCGCGTCATAACCGTGTGCGACCCTGCCGACCCCAATAATCCTCAAGACACGCCCGCGATATACACGCCCATGTTTGGCGAAAAAATACCCGAACGCGTAGGCCGTAAAAAATTGCCCCACAAATATACCGACCAATGCGACCATTGCACTTCAGGGAAACGGCGTAGAAAACAGGTCTACATTGTCGAATCACCCAAAGGTCAAAAACGATATGTCGGTAAAACATGCCTCAAATCATACACGGGTCTTGACCCTAAAGACCTTGAGGATTTACTTTGCTACGCTAAAGCATCACCCGAAGAACCCACCTCACATGGCGGCCGCGTGTCCGAGACTACCTTTGAAACCTCGCTCATGAACATGCTCATAGGTGCGTATGCGACCCAAAAAATGCCTTACAAATCCGGTCTTGGCCGTTCTCTCTTGTTCTCCTTTGTAAAATATTTACCCGATGAAAACCTTTTAGAATTAGGTCGATGGGACACGGATTTACGGGGTCGAAGGACTTGGGAACCCCAATTCAAAATAGCAAACATATTCGATTTACGGCGACCCGATGACCTGCCGAGTGATTGGCAAATGCACATGCTCCTTCAAAATATGTCTTGGCGACCGTCGGCCAAAATTATGATGCTCGCGTCCGACTTTGCTCAAGCCGTCGAAGACATGAAAAACGACCGGCCAAGTGATTTTACCCGAAAAGTATTATCGGTGGCTGAATGCGGAGTGGTTCAACGAAAAACATGGAATGTCTATGCGGGCGCGTCCTCGCGATGGCTCAAGAAAATACATGAGCAATGGTTCAACGAAAAGTCCGACATCAAACCCGAACAAAAAACGGTTGCCCACACGGGCGAAGTCGGTGAAAGAATCACCGTTAAAGTATTCTATCACTCGCAACGCGAAACCAAAAACGGCTACACCATAACCGAGTTCCGCACCAAAAAGAATGAGGCGTTTGTAACCTTTGGCACAGCCGACATTAGCCAAATCAAGACCGGTGATAAATTGCTCTTGACCGGAACTATCAAGCGACACGGTGCTTTCAACGGCAACGGCTCGACCACACTCAACCGAATCCAAATGACCGGAGGTTGGAAAGCGTGAACGCGTTCACAGCCGATGTCTCTCAGGAAAAAAGAGAGCGTCATATTAGTCGCCATATTAGTCGTATGCGAAGGTTTAAATACTTGATAAGAGTATGGTTAAATAACCGACAGGAGAGGAAACAATGAATGAACAAAAACAATTAGATGATGATGTGTATTGGATGCTTACGAATGGCTATACAAACGAGCGTTGTAAAAAATGCGGTGTTTCAATATGGTTATCGAATTGCGAATCACGGTTTGATGAAAGCGTCGAAAAAATAGTTATCACTTGTAAAACCGAGGTGAAACAATGAAGGATTATAAACTTGAACAAGAGATATTTGAACTGATAGCGAATAGAGGCTTGGGACTCATAGAGGCGTGGCTTCTATTGAAAGACATGACCGACCAAATAAACGCAGAGATTCATGGGGCGGTAGAATGAGTTACAAACCATTCTGTGTAGCCTGTGGGCGTGAAATGCGCTACAATCCCGCACCACACTACCTATTCGCTTGTCGAACCGATGGTTGCGAGTGGATTTATCAAGGTGGCATATTCTTCAATACAGCCGATGATTCGGAGGCGGTGGTCGCATGAGATTTGAAACACCTAAAAAAGTCGAAAGTGTCGAAGACATTGAGGCTTTATGTTACCGTAAAAGAAAACCGTTTGGGGTTCGCGTTCCGTTGGCAAATCCGATATTCGGTAAATTAAAATGTGTGGCGTGTGGCTACAAATTAAATGAGCCATACAAAACGCTTTCCGACCATGATGCGAATCGCGATTATGTAACCGACTTCAACCCGACGGGATTAACTCTCAACCCTGAAACCGGAGTTTTTGAAGACCCTAAAAAGTGGGCCAAAAAAACACGCACCACGCTTAAAATTAACCCTAAAACTAAAGAGGTTATTCCCATGCACTATTACTGTAAATGGGTCGGACTGATGAATAACATAGAAAGAATCCGAATACACATGCGAGATGGAGGTTTGATTTAATGATTCTCACGGCATGGTTAATTCAAATCGCGATTCGATATAATAGGTGGCGGTTTCAATGAGTTATCGAAGAATTAGATTATTCGACGGTGCTTGGGGCTACTGTAAATTTTGCGGAAACAAGGCATACCACACAAACCATAAATCCGAAACATACGCTTTGTGTGCCGATGCTTGTGGTTATATTCGACACTATGGCGACATTAGGTATAACGATAAAAACATTATCAAAATTGAGGTGAGTCCTGATGAATGATGAATGTAAATTCCCAAACAAAAAACGCTTTAGAACGCGTGAGGATGCCGATTTGGAGGCGTGGTTCATTGGTAAAGGTTTCAATGTCTACCGTTGCCGTTGTGGTGGCTACCACTTTACTTCAAGGGGGATTGACCGATGACTAAGAATCGCGCCACCAAATATCGCGACCGGCGAAAACGCTATTCAAATAATTCGGAAAACCCGAATCAAAATGTATGCGCGCACCATGTCGCCCATTGTTTAGGGGTAAAAGAAAATGTTCGATACCTCCACAATTTAGGCGACCTTCTACGGGCGGCCCGTAAAAAATGGAATGTGCGTTCGCGCAAGAGTGTGTGGGCTACAAAGTTCAAGGGTGTTCCGTTCACTATGAATCAATTCCTAAAAAACTTCAACGACTTCAATGAACAAGCGGAAAATCAAAAAAGTATTACCCGTAAAAATTATTGGTGTCCTGAATCCGACCAACCTTGGATTGAACAAACCACTACTTCTATTTCTATTCACGCATACATAATCCATGTAGAACGCCATGTTCTACTGATAAATGCCAACGGCGAAGTGCATGTAGATACCGCACCAAAAACCGGAACCGACCGTCGAAAAATCCTGAACCTTTACGCCGTCGGTAAAAAATACAAAAATGTGGAGGCAATCACAGAATAATATTAGTCGCTCATTAGTCGAACCGGCAGGTTTAAATACTTGAAGGGGTATGGTTAAATGAAGCGGGAGAGAACCGCCGACAAACAAAATACAAGGAGGAAAATAAAATGAAAAATATACCGAAAAAAGCAAAACAGACAACAGACATACCGAAGAAAGACCTTAACGCTTGGGGCCACCCCGATGCAAAGAAATGGGCTTTCGTCGGCTACACAAAGAAAGACGAAACCGCATGGTGGGTGAAGAAATGAAAGTCATAATCCCTGAAGCGGAAACTGAAGGCACATTTGAGGGGTGGGTTCGCGTTGAAACCAAAAACGCCATATCCATTTACCGTAAAATGTTGCTTAGACAAAGAAGAGAGAACGAAGCCCGAACACCACAATACCCGTATTCATTGGGTAGTCATATGAAAGCATCTATGCTTCTTCACTTGACACCGGAACAGCGTTCATCTCAATGGATTAGACTGCCTTTAGGTAAAGCCGAAAAAATTATGGAATTGCATTGCGAGGTAATAAAATACAGAAATTGTGTGATGAAACCTTTCTTTTACATGCAAACTCACCGGCACAGCATTTCAGTATGGCCTCAACATGAGCGCGATGAAACTCTCAACAGGGACAATAATTGGGGTGAAGAAGAATGAAAAACCCAAGCCCGATACAAAAAATGCTAATCTACGACCAACCACGCGTGTATGTGGCCTGTTTAGGTTGCTATAACGAAGGCCGACTGAATGGTAAATGGATGGATGCCGACGAGTATGAAGACTATACTCATAAGTGCAAACGCCCATATCATGAAGAATACGCCATACATGACTATGACACGATGCCGAACTTAGACGAATATCCCGACCCTGAAAAAGTCGTTGATGTCGCCCACGCCGTCATGGAGCATGGTTATGATATTGTCAATGACTTCATAAATTGGGGTATGGATGATGTCTCAAAAATATCCGACGCATTCTTAACCGAATTAAGCGGATGGAATTACAACAAACAATTAGGGGAATACTTAGTGCATGAATTAGACATGATGAATATACCCGATGAAATGTCCTATTACTTCGATTATGAGGCGTATGGTCGCGATATGTCGGTGAACTGCGTCTATGTCTCGGACAAGGGCAATGTATTTTGGAGGGATTTTTGATGACTCGAATGGTTGGAATATGCGGCTACTGCTCATTTGTTCAAGGTTATTGCGTGGAAAATATGCTATTGATAGCAGACCATCCGAGCCTTTCACACGACTTTTGTAAATCGTGTAAATCACAC